GGAGAGCGGATTACGGGACTCGAACCCGCGACCCTCGGCTTGGGAAAATTCTGAGCCAACCTGCAGAACCTTTGTTTATTGGGCTTCTGAGAATCGGTACAGATTGATACACTATTTGCTACACTAAACGGCTAACTTCTGAACCATTCTGGTCGATATTTGATTATCAACAGAATGACAACGACAGCTACGGCAATTAAAAGAAATGTCCAAAGGCCGAATGTTAGTGATACAAGGAAGAAACACCAGGCATATATTGCAATATCTTTCATTATATGGGTAATTTATCTATTTTACAAAGACGTAGGGCATGCTGAAGCTGGTGAATGTATTTAATATTCTTTGCACGAATATATGCTTCATCAACAACAGAAATTTCTATTTGTTGTACTGTGATATTATCTACGTCAAATTGAACAAGGATATAATCTTGGTATTCTAACTCGAATATCCATGCATCTGACTTCTTTTTAAAGCCTATCTTTTCAAGAAACATAGGGATAACCGGTACGGGTTGCAGTAACTCGATGCCCACATTAAATACATGGCCATCTTTCCGTTTCACGCGAACAGCATCAAGGTCAAACTTCCCAACTGAAACTAAGATAAGTTTTTCGCTATCTTGGCATAGGAGTAAATCTCCAACCATTAATTCTTCTGCTTTCATGATTATAGCATTATTTGATCAAAGACACTAATTTAGCCATAACGTCCTCGCGTTGCTGATAATTCAGTACGAGTTGCTTACATAAATCTATCAGCTCTGAGTTGTTGTCTTGTTCGGTGTTCGCAAAACGCTTACTTTTAAGCATTTCGCCCTCACCACTAAGTAACCAGTCGCCCGATATATCGTCGAGCGACGCATAAAGTAGTTCGTGGTCAAATGTTTCGCGTTTTTCCCACGAATTAATTGTTTGCGCCTTAATTCCGAGCTTTTGCGCAAATTTTGCCTTGTTACCATCTGAGTAATAGGCAATTAGCTCGTTTAGCATGTCAGACTTCTTCATAGGTCAAACGTTTAAATACGTTAAAACATTCGCAAAATGCTTATATTATCTAAGCAAAATGCTTATCTTTGCATCATCAAACCAAAGAAACGAGTTTACAACTTGTTTACATTTTGGTTCCAGACTGCAAATTTAAAAATAAATTTTTAAATAACAATGGCAAGAAAGAAAAAAATCATTCAAGTACCCTCGGGAAACGTTGAAAAACTCATGAAAGTGATGCGTTGCTCCCGTTCAGCAGTGTTTAATGCACTCGCTTACCGCTCCGATTCGGAATCTGCCAAAGCTATTCGCTCACAGGCTTTGTCTGCCTATGGGGGTATAGAAACTTACAAGTACGTTCTTTAACCAACCCCACCATGCAAGAAGGAATGATAGATTTTGGCGAAAGTCATGCGTCAATAACATCGTTTAACCACGAAAAGTTTGGGAATATCCGTATTTGCGGTGCCGACACGGAAAATCCACTGTTCTGTGCAATGGACCTGTGCCGTGCTCTCGGCTACTCGAATGGTCGAAAAGCTGTATTAGACCACTGTGATTCAGAGGATGTAACGAAACGTGACACCCTTACAAATGGTGGCAATCAGCAGCTTACATACGTCAACGAGTCCGGAATGTACGCCCTTATCCTTAGTTCCAAGCTACCACAAGCAAGGCAGTTTAAACATTGGGTAACATCTGAGGTGCTTCCGTCCATCAGAAAGACAGGTTCCTATTCCGTGGAGCAACTTTCACGAAAGCAACTTGCTCTCATGGTGATCCAGGCAGAAGATGAAAAAGAACGGCTTGCTATTGAGAACAAACAACAGGCAGAACTTCTTGAAGAGCAGAAACCCAAAGTTGTGTTCGCTAATGCTGTTATCGGCAGCGAAAACAATATCCTTATCCGCGACCTCGCAAAGCTCATTTGTCAGAATGGCTACCAGATTGGAGAAATCAGACTCTATCGTTGGTTGCGCGACAATAAGTATCTCACTTTTGAGAACAAGCCAATGCAACGTTATGTTGAGCAAGGCCTGTTCTACATTGAGGAAGGCACCCATACAGAGAATGGTGTTATGAAGTCTCACACCGTAACGAAGGTTACGGGCAAAGGTCAGAACTATTTCATCAATAAATTCCTTGCACAATGAATAGACCAAGCAAAAATGAAGCTATCATGATATTTCTGCTTGCTTTCTTGGCATTCGGAATAGTATTCACTCTCATTTATATGGTTGAATTGGTATGGCCGAAATGAAAGTAGCGAAAATAGACACTCGCAAGCTATGGCTATCCAACAAGGAAGCTGCAAAGTATCTTGGTGTTAGCAAAGACTGGCTCAAAGAACGCCGCGAGAGCGGAACATTACACTATTCGGTTGTAGGCAATACCATCTTCTATATCAAGAAGGAGATTGATAGATTGATCGTAGCAAATGCTATATCCGGCAAATCCATATTTGAAGACATAAGCAATAGATAAATCCTCAGAGGCCATCAATGTCGTGAGATATTGCCTCACTCAGAATTAACAAAGTAAATAAATTCATAGGCTGACCTTGGCCGCTGTGAAGTTCCCAAGGTTTTCTAAACGGGGAACGGGAGTCCAAAGGCCACGGACACCCTCGGGATGAAACCACTCGGAGGCTTTGGCCCTCAGTACTGGTGTTGGCGGTTCGACTCCGCTGTTCTCCACAAATTTGCTCCAATAGCTCAGCGAATAGAGCAACTGATTTCTAATCAGTAGGTCGTAGGTTTGAATCCTTCTTGGAGCACAGAGTTCTTTGACATATTGATACAAAACAAAGTACACCGCAATATAAGAAGAATGATGAAAAGATTCATCGAGTTATAAACCATATATGCCACTGAAAGGACAGTGGAGAGGTGAAAGTCCTCACAGAACACATAACAAACCCATTTGCCCTCTCCCATGAGGGCAATACCTCACTTAGCTCAGCGGTAGAGCGTCGGCAACCCTATTGAAGATGTTTGCCATAATATAAAAATAGCCGAAGGTCGCAGGTTCGACTCCTGCAGTGTGGACTATGGAAATAAATATCAGCAAAACCAACTACAAGCTCCTGTGTGAGCTTATTGATAAGGCGGTGGTCATCATCCAGCAAGGGAATACTTCTAATCGTGAGTACAATATTGCTCGTCGGCTCAAATTGACGAAAAATGCCATCGTCAGGCAAGTCGATAAACGCAATAAAGATAAATAATATGTATAACGAGAATGAAGAAAACCTATTCGGATGGGACATGCGCCATAGGCCACCCATCACCATCCTTCCTACTGAGGAACACGGATGGGACGGCAGTCACGGACGATTAGCCTACTCAAAAATGAATCGTTCTCAGGAACGAAACTACAGCGAGTATGCTATTACGACAATGGGAGTGATGCCAAAGAACTACATCATTGTCAACGTGAACGAGGTACATATCAACAATGAGACAGCTTTCAAAGTGTGCCACAATCGGGTAGCTATTCCTGTCAAGGAGTTTGCTAAACAAAAGAGGCTAACACTTAAAGAACAATGGGAGCTGATGAATCCACAATGGATTGGAACTTATTTTGGTCACCGAGGCGAGGACCCGTTTCGTAGCCGCAGGCCAACCCTCGAAAAAGCCATGTCTGATGCAATGGAGCAAGGAAAGCTGGACGATTTCATGTCTCAGTTCTGGTCTGCCAGTTACGGACATGAAGGTGCCATTCACAGGCTTGAACAAAGAGCGAGAGAATTTGATCGTCGCGCTGATGAACTCCGCTCTCAGTACAATCTCGCTTTCAACCATATCGAGAAGGTAAAGGCTGACATCAACAAAGGTCAGCTCGAACAATACCATCTTGAAGGAATGAATGCCCATGAATATCTCGAACAACTCAAGGATTATCTTGCTGAGATAGCATGGAGCAGAGACAAGGCAAGTCGGAAATCAAAGGAGATTAAAGAATATATCAACTCTATAACCTACTGATTATGCTATTACTGAATATGACACATGAAGAGGTGCGCAACGAGATTCTTAAGGACCTCCCCAATGTAGAGAATTGGGAACGCCACCTATGGAAAGACTTTCGCCGGAAATCGCTTAAGATGCACGACTTCCCGAAATATCTTTTTACTGAGTATGTCAGCCCTCGAAAGAATACTTGGCTTGTAACGACCAAATTCTTCGGCAAGGATGACTTCTCTTCTACCTTCGGTGTTCTACAGATTCAGAATGGCCTCGTTCTTCATCAGGCTTTTGTCAACCAGGCAGAGCAGAAGTTTTCCACCATCTGCACATTCATTCCTCACTTCTTCGAGAGGTACGCTCAGTACAATAATCTCGACCTCAAAGGTAAGGCTCTGATAAAGCAGATGCTCAAAAATGACTGTTCCTTTAATATTGACAAGACGCAATATATCTCTGGACGTAAGGAACGTCACAGGGATGACAATGTTCACGCTTGTATGAAGAATGTTGTTGGTCTTGGTTATGAGGTTGGCAAACGCCACTATCTGATGAAGACCTGCATAACATACGACATGTCGATGGGTAAACAGAAGAAGATATTCGAATCCAAGCGTAACGACGTGCTGAGAGTGACGGCAAAACCTTCGCCTTTCTCACTTCCGTTGACGCTGACGAATTGTGGAATTACTGAAAAAGTAGTAGAAAAGCTCAAGCGAAAGCTGGGCATGAAATAGTGTTTAATTAAAATTTTAATTCATCATGAACAAATTTTGTCCGGGGAGCCAGGAAATCCAAGACCCCGAAGAAAGGAAACAGTTCCTTCTTGACAATGCTGACAAGGTGGTAGAAATCGACTATCACAAGTCATTCGATTCTGACGAGATGGCCAAGATGAAGACGGAGTTTGCTGAAAAGCATATCCGTATCGCCACTCTCGAAGAGAAAATCAAGGATTACAAAGACGAAATCAACCAAGAGTTGAAGCCTCTCAAAGAGGAAGTATCTACAATCCGTGAGAATCTCAAGTCCAAGGGTAAACTCGTACATGAGAAGTGCTACCAGTTCCTCGACGAAGAGGAACGCATGGTTTGCATCTACAACTCCGAGGGTATTCTTGTTTCCTCTCGCCCTGCAACACGCGACGAATTGCAGAAGACCATTCAGGCAGAACTTCGCGTAGCTGCCAATCAGTAACATTTTAAACCATTAGTAACATGGATCCAGAGAAACTTAACATCTTTTTCCCCGAAGGGAAAGACAAGGCAGAGTTAGTCATCCGTCAGGTGAATGACGAAGTGAAGACAACACTTCCAATCCTTGAGCCTGACAAAGTATCAATCAGTGGCAATATCACTGCTATCTTCGATTTCCTTGAGAAGCGTTGGAACGTAAAAGATGGTCAGATCAACCACTGCCGTACTCACATTCTTGTTGACCGTGACAATCTCGAGATGACTCTTATTGTCAATGAAACTGATTCACGCAACAAGAAGACAGTGATAGGCACCATCCAACTTTCTCGTCAGTACACCGCTTTCGGTGTTAACAAGAAGCTGTGGGAGTCAACAGACCTCGGCAATTTCTTCCGCATCAACCGTTCCTACTTCGAGAAGAAGGAAACCAACATGAGCCTCGTCACTCTGCTCAAGCGTTTCACAGCCAAGGTTAATACTGAGGTAGAGCGCGAAGAGAAGGACAACGGCTCAGTTACGGACGTATATCGTAAGGTTGTCGATTCCAATCTTCCCGATGCTTTCGCTGTAAAGATTCCTATCTTCAAGGGTTCTCAGCCGGAAGTATTCACCATCGAGATTATTGCTCACGTTGAGGGTAAGCACGCTGTGCTCGAACTGATTTCTCCCGATGCAGAAGCTATCGTCGAGGAAGTACGCGATAAGCTCATTGACGAGCAGATTGAGAAAATCAAGGAGCTGGCTCCCGAAATTCCCATCATCGAGGTATAACATGGAACACTACCAACACCACAACGAGAAGCCTGTCAACAAACAGACGGGCTTCTCACCTCTTGAAAGGACAATGCAACGTGCGAATCAGCAAAATATAGAGAACTATCCAGAAATCTATTATTAAAATGAGAGAAAGCGGATATTATCCACCGGGTGCTGAGTTCGATCCAAATGCACCCTACAATCAGTGCGACCCTCCCGAAATTGAACTTTCGGTAAAGGTTACTGAGGTTATGGTGAAAGATTCCGTCCTCGTAACCAATAATGCTTGGTATGTCGATGACGAGGAAGGTGGCCACTATCTTGAAGATACCAATCTTGAGCCTTGCAAAGAATGGTCTGAGCAGGAAGATATTCTTCCCATCACCTTACAGAAAGCCAAAGAGGAAATCACTAACTTGCGTATTGAAGCCCAAGAACAGCAGAAAAAGCTTGAGGCTCACTACGGAGTCAGACATGGTGTTATTCCTGGCTGCAGGGCAGATGATACCTTCATGATGAAAATGCGTAAACATCTTTGGGATGCTATGGAGCGAGTCAGAAAGCTCAAGGCTCTTGAGGAAGCTCTCGATGGATGGGAACAAGAAGAAATAGAAGTCGAATATTGAAGTTATAAACCATTTATTAAGTAATTATTAAGTAACATGGCAAACGAAGTTTCAACAACACAACAGAATCAGCCGCAGACGCTCCAGCAGCTCATGAACAGCGGTGCAGTGATGAAGAAACTGAATGATGTGCTTGGCTCTGAGAAGAAAGCAGCATCGTTCGTCTCTTCTGTAATCTCGGTAGCTAACGGAAACAACATGCTCCGCAACTGCAATCCGATGACAGTTCTCGGCTCTGCTATGGTGGCAGCAACATTGGACCTGCCTGTAGTTCCAACACTCGGACTGGCTTACATCGTACCTTACAAAGGTCAGTGTCAGTTCCAGCTCGGCTACAAAGGTCTGATTGAACTTGCTGAGCGTAGCGGTCAGTTCAAGAACATCATCGACGAGGTGGTGTATGAAGGTCAGCTTGTTCGTAAGAATAAGTTCACTGGAGAATACGAGTTCGACGAGGATGCTAAGACCTCTGATAAGGTCATCGGCTACATGGCTCGCATGGACTTGATTAACGGATTCTCAAAGACTATCTTCTGGACCAAAGAAGAAGTTGAAGCTCATGCTACCAAGTTCTCACAAGCTTTCCGTGCTAAGCGTGGCACTCCTTGGGTATCAGACTTCGACGCAATGGCTCGAAAGACTGTGCTCAAAGCTCTTTTTGCTAAGTACGCTCCGAAATCTGTAGCCATTCAGAACGCTATAAAGTTTGACCAGGCAGTTGTCAAGCCAAACGACAGCCTTACTGACGAGGACTTGCAGATTGATTCCTACGACGTTCAGTATCAGGACAACGAGCCTATGCAGGAAGCTGTAGCAGAAGAAGTGAAGCCTGCTGACGATTTGTTTAACGAGAATAAGGAGTAAGCTATATGGCAGATACCTCAAATCTCGAACAACGTTCGATGGGATGGAGAAGAGCGAGACTTGGTAAGCTCACATCTTCTGAAATCTCCGTTCTGATAAAGGGACATAAGGAAGCTATGACTGAGGAAGAGCTGGCAGAGTTCAAAGCCGCCAACCCCAAGTCAAGAGTGACCACCAAGGTTGTTCCATTCTCTGATGCTACATTCACCTATCTTAACCGTAAGGTGATGGAACATTTCATGCCAGTAGATTCTGATGACACATATTCCAAGAATTGTGTTGACGAATATATTGAGCTGCACTCTCAAGAAAGCATGGCTACTCGATATGGCTCTGATATGGAATCGGTAGCCCGTGAGAAGTACGCTGAGACGATGGGATATGAAGTATTTGAGACTGGTTTTGTACCATACGACAAATATCCTCGCCTCGTTGGTGGCTCTCCTGATGGTGTTATCCGACAGGACCAAGGCATCATCGAAATCAAGTGTCCTTTCACGCTTGAGAAGCACATGCAACACCTCATGTACGAGACTCCGAAAGAGTTGAAGGAGAATGAAGAGGAATACTATTGGCAGTGCATGGCCAATATTCTCTTCACTGGCACCGAGTTCTGCGACTTTGTAAGCTACTGCCCCTACGTTTCAAAGAGTAAGCAGATAAAGATTCTTCGTATCTATCGCAACGAGGAAGATATCAAGCTTCTGACAGAAAGAATCTCTCTCGCTATTCAGTATATGAAGGATAGGATTGATAACATCAAGAATATCCAGACTATCATCAAGTAAGTTCCGTGTCTCCAAGGTTGCCCATTGTACTCTACAGTGGGCAACTACAATGTAACCAAACAAAGTTTTATCAATAAAAAAATAATTAACATGGAATTAACTGGAACAATTATTGCTATTATGCCTGCAAAGTCGGGCGTATCAGCACGCACGGGCAATTCGTGGATGACACAGGAATATGTTATTGAGGTTCCTGGTCAGTACCCAAAGAAGTGTGTGTTCTCTATCTTTGGTGAGGACCGCATCAAACAATTCAACCTCCAGCCGGGCGAAAAGAACGTAACCGTTCAGTTTGACATCGACGCAAAAGAGTACAACGGACGCTACTACAACGACATTCGTTGCTATAACGTCCTTCGTGCAGGTCAGGGAGCACAACAGCAGGCACCCGCTCAGAATCCATTCCCACCTACCACACAGGACGGTCAAGGTGGAGGTAACGCAGACGATCTACCATTCTGATGTATGAAGCTGTTGCTTAAGAACACTCGCGAAGGTCTGAAACCAATGTTTGATGAAGACTACGACGAGAAGAAAAAGCTCAAGATTGGTGAGGTTTATGAGGCAGAAATCCGTCTGCCTCGTAACCTCAGCTTTCATCGGAAATACTGGGCTTTGTTAAGGTGCTCTTGGGAATACCTCAACGAGCAACAGCAATCCTTCTTCAAGAATGACTTAGAGGTGTTCCGTAAGTCACTTCAAGTCACTGCAGGATGGTGCGAACCACTCTACAACATTGAGACACAACAATGGTATCATGCGCCAAAATCCATTTCTTTCGAGAAAATGAAAGAAGATGAATTTAACCTTTTATATAATAATGTACGCGATATACTATTTCGTGTCATCATTCCAAACATCTCGAAGGAGGAATTTGAACGAAACTTAGTTAACTTTTTATAGACATGTATGTGCAAAGGATTCAAACAAATCTCCAACGACTTCTTTGAAAGCGACTATTGGCGTCAATCCCGTACTTACAATGATTGCGAAGCTGTCCTGGATATTATCAATCAGGTCAGATTTGAGGCATCTGAGCATTCTGCTCGTATCGGAGGTCGCGAAGTATCGTGGGGACAGGCCGAGTGGCCTGCTTCTGTCAGATTCCTTGCCGCACGATGGAAATGGACCGAGTGGAAGGTACGAACCTTTCTTTCTGGTTTGAGACGAAAAGGTGTGATTGAGACAACTGACAAGCAGGGCGTGAATATTATAAGGTTAAAGAAATACCTTGTTCTCGCCACACAGCAGGAAGAACAGTCTACTCACACAGATTCTCACACACAATCTCACACAGACAACAGCTTGAATATCAACGAGTTAGTTAAAAACATCACACAGCAAGTCACACAGCGTCTCACACAACAAAAACCATCAGACTCACACAGCACCCACACAAAACATAATAATGGAGATATTTCTTCTATACCCCCTTTATCCCCCAAGGGGGAAACTGCTTTTGATTGGTCGCTGGTGTCTGATGATATGAAACCGGTTATAGAAGACTGGCTTGCATACAAGCGTGAGAAAAAGCAGACTTACAAGCCGCGTGGCTTCAAGCAGTTCTGTCGGACGCTTATCAGTCTGAGTGGCAACAATCCATCCAAGGCAAGGCTTATTATCGAACAATCCATGACCAACAATTACGCTGGTATCTTTGAATTAAAAAACAGACGATATGAAACAACCGCAAATGCTGGCAGCGGTAGGTGTGCCAACACAGCTCCGACAGACCAGCAACTTATCTTCGACTCCTACGACCTCATTGACGAGGCAAGAGCAGGAGAAGCAGCTGGCAATAACAAATAGGTTTGGCAACCGTGACCAATTCTTGCTAAAGGTCAATCCAGATACGCAGACATCGTTTGCGCTAAAACAGCAGCAGGCTGTCATGGGCGACTATCCTACACTGGCGGACATCTGTATTGCCTACGGAAAGACTTTTTCCTTCCAATGGCTTGTACCGCAGATTACAGACCTTACACTCTTTACAGGTGCCAAGAATCTTACCAAAGAACAGATTCGAAGCTTAGCCAAAGTTATTGCAGCTGAATACCATTACCTGAAAGTAACGGAACTACTTCTGTTCTTCTACCGCTTCAAGACTGGCCGCTATGGACGCTTCTATGGCTCCGTTGATCCAATGGTCATCGCTTGTGCTCTTCGCGATTTTATTAAAGAGCGAAATGTTTTTATAGACCAATACGAGTGTGACCAGCATAATCTCCAGTATGAGCTAAACAAGAGAAATACAATGACTTATGAGCAATGGCTGGAGTATAAGAAACAACATAGTTTAGAAAACAAAAATGAGCAAGAATAATTCCCTTTGTCAGAATGGAGATAAGAGGATAAACATGAAATATCTCCCTCAGTGGGACGATGACAATATGCCGTCTCTTTCTGATAATAACCCTATGGAAGAGGATAAGCGTCTTTTGCCGGACGAACAGCCGTTAGACGCTAACCAAATTGACGATTTTGATAACTTCAAGGCAGTGCAGGTCCTCGACAGATACGGCAATATTATTGGCGAGAGATTTGAGCCTGCAAAAAGGAAACGTAAACCAAAGAAAGAATCATACAGAAAGAAATGACAGAACAAGAAATATGGAAACCTGTAGTTGGTTTTGAACAAAGTTATGAAGTTTCAAATTTGGGGAACATTCGTAACAAAAAGAACGGCAGGGTTCGACGCATAGACTATGCGACCAATTATCCTACTGTTCTTCTTTCGGTTGACGGTGAGCATAAGACTTTTCGTGTTCACAGGTTAGTTGCTAAGGCTTTCCTTGAGCCGGTTGAAGGCAAAAATCATGTAAACCATAAGAACGGAAATCATAGTGATAACAGAGTGTGTAACCTTGAATGGTGTACTCAGTCTGAGAATAATCTTCATGCCTACCGAGTGCTTCACCGCAAGCCTCCCATGCTTGGGAAAACTGCTGCAAATAGAAAAGTGAATAACAAAGATATACTTTTATTCGACCAAATGAATCTCTCTGGTACATCAACCGAAGAAATTGGAAAGATTTTCGGAATCGATGGTTCAACAGTTAGAAAACATCTTAGAAAATATAGACATGACAAACAACTTACAGCAACAAATTCAGTACATTAGGACATGTCCTAATTACAAGATTTTTGCCATCGACCTATTTTGTGGTGCAGGTGGCGAAACAACTGGTATAGAATTAGCAAAGGTTAATGGCGAGAAATGTGCGAAAGTAATCGCATGTGTCAATCATGATATTAATGCTATTAAATCACATGCCGCTAATCATGCCAACACACTTCATTACATCGAAGACATAAGAACGCTTGACACAAGCGGGTTGAAGCAACTATGCGAAGCTGTTAGAGCATTCCATCCAAGTTCGTACATTTTACTTCACGCGAGTCTTGAATGTACCAATTTCAGCAGGGCAAAAGGCGGTCAGCCGCGTGATGCTGATTCCAGGACGCTTGCCGAACATCTTTTCAGATATATCGAATCCATCCGTCCTAACTGGATTCAGATCGAGAATGTCGAGGAATTTATGATGTGGGGCGAACTTGATGAAAATGGAAAGCCCGTATCAAAAGACCAAGGTTCTGATTATCTACGATGGGTGCATAAAGTAAAGAGTTATGGCTACGATTTCGACTGGCGTATTCTGAATGCTGCCGACTTTGGGGCATACACCTCTCGCAAACGTTTCTTTGGTCAGTTCGCTCAAAAAGGATTGCCTATCTCGTTCCCTATCCCAACCTACGCCAAGAATGGTGATGAAGGTGGAATGTTCTCTTGTTATCATAAGTGGAAACCTGTACGTGAAGTGCTCGATTTCTCAGATGAAGGCGAGTCTATCTTTGGACGCAAGAAGCCTTTGTGTGAGAAAACACTGGAACGTATCTATGCAGGACTGATAAAGTTTGTAGCCGGAATGTCTCAGAAAGATTTTTCAGCCTTTATCGTGAAGTATAATTCTATGAACAAAAGCGGCCATTATGTTGCTCCTTCTATCGACGAGCCGTGTCCTACGGTAGCCTGTCAGAATCGTTTGGGTATTGCACAGGTTTCTTTCCTGTCGAAATACTATGGAGGTAAGGATCATAACGAATCTATTGATGTGCCTGCTGGCACTGTTACGACGAAAGATCATCATGCGCTCGTTGATGCCAAGTTCCTGACAGAATATTACGGTGGCTCAGAGCATAATCATTCTGTTGATGTGCCAGCAACAACAGTCACAACAAGACCACGCCATGCTCTCGTTGGTGCCGAGTTTATGTCTCAGTATTACGGAAACGGGTTCAATACATCAGTAGAAGACCCTGCACCAACCGTAACGACAAAAGATAGAATTTCGCTCGTTCGCTGTTTTATTGATAACCAATACGGCAATGGTACTCCGTCATCAGTGGCACAACCTTGTCCTACAATCCCTACCAATCCCAAACAGAGTATTGTCAAGTGTAAGCAATTCCTAACGAATCCGTATTCTTTCAAGAGTAATGGCGGCAGCGTAGATAAGCCGTGCTTCACTCTGATAGCTCGTATGGATAAGATGCCTCCGTATCTCGTATGTACTGAACGTGGAGAGGTTGGTATTGCTATCTACGAAGATGACTCTCCGATAACCCGTAAGATCAAGGAGTTTATGGCTATCTATCGTATCATTGATATTAAGATGCGGATGCTCAAGGTGTCTGAACTCAAGAAGATTATGGGATTCCCCGAGGATTACATTCTCGTCGGTACTCAGTCTGAGCAGAAGAAATTTATAGGCAATGCTGTTGAAGTTAACATGAGCCGTGTTCTCTGTGAAGCACTCTGTCAGAAACTTTCCAATATTATTAACATAGCAGTTTAATAAAATGAAATTCAAATTAAAATAATTATGAAAGTAAAATTTGCAAACAGAATTTATGAAGTCTTGTTCACTAAAGAACTTGCAGGATTAACTATGTATGCTGTGGAAGATGAGCCTAATCACATTGATTGGCTTATAAACGTAGACGTAGTAGATTCTGATAATAAGGAATTGAAGAAGATTGAGCAGAAGCCTGCTTGGAGTGAAGATGAGTTGGATAATATTACTGCTGCTATTAATAATCTTGAATATCTTAAAAATAATTATATCTATCATCCAATGGGATTAGAACCTGCTATCACATTTCTCAAATCCCTTAAAGATAGAGTACAACCACAGCCAAAGCAAGAGTGGAGTGAAGAGGATGATAGCAAACTTAAAGAAGTTCTATATTATATTGAGTATGTAAACAAAACCAATGTTACTTTTCAGCAAAGAGACCTTGTACATCTTATTAATTGGCTTAAATCCCTCAAAGATAGAGTTGGCAATTTTGATGAAGGTTATAAAGTTGGATTTTCTGCGGCTAAACACAATCAGTGGAAGCCAAGCGATGAACAGATGAAAGTACTGGACAGAGCACAAGCGGAATTGTGCAGCACTGAATACAATAAGCCAATATGTGATTTAATAGACATTCTCAATAAACTAAGAGGTGAATAACTATGCATGTACCACCAGAGATATTGTTGTTGGCATTACTATTCGGTATGCTGTTAGGGTTTTTAACAAGAAACTAAAAGGTTAAAGTTATGAAAGCAAACGAATCACCTTTGAAATTATATATAAGCAACAACGAAAAGTATTTCAACGAGAAGTGTCATAGTGCATCTACAGAAAAATATGTAGACGATGATATTGAGTACACCCGCACTGATGCATTTATCGAGAAGGCATTAAAGTGGTATTGTTTGGATTGTGAGTGCAACGATAATTGTAAAGACACCAAGTGTTTCTTCCACAATGAGTATAAACGTTTTCTTGAAGGAAACAAAAATGCTTGTCCTCCAAAGTTTGAATGTACAATATTAAATCCAGACGGTACTACATCTGACAACTGGCGTTATAGGCATTTTACAAGAAAAATGCAAGATGCCTTTATTGAGAAGGCTTTCGAATTTCTTGATGGGTGTATTCCTAATTATATAGATTTGGAACACGCTAATGTTGATACATTTTTGAATGTTGATAATAAAAGATTTATTGAGAACTTTAGAAAATATATGAAAGGAGAGTAAAGTATAAAAGAAAACGAAGTACCAGAAATTTATCCTATGCAATTTAGGGATAAAATAGATGAGTACCTATGGAAAGAACATCACATTCTTGGAGGTTGCTGTTCGTCTATAGAAGAGATGAAATATTCAGTTGCAAGAGAAGTGGCAGAGAAACTCACTGATTCCTTTATTGAGAAGGCTGTCAGAAGATTAGAAAATTATCTTGACAATGGAATGTGGATAGCCAATGATGTTGGTTACAGGGAAAAAGAAGCAATAATTGAGGACTTTAAAAACTATCTAAAGTATGGCAAAGTATAGAATAGAGCACAGATACCCATGTTACGCAAATGGCGGCTGCATTCCTTATGACGGCTACTTTGTACAGAAACTTAAAGAAGGATTCTTTAAAGACAAATGTGTTGACATCAAAGGTTTTGGTGACAGAGAGCGAGCAGAAGAATTATTGAAAATATTAAAAGGTTAAGTTATGGCAAACTATATAGAAAAAGCCGCTGTTGTGGCAGAAATAGAGAAAAAGAAAGAACATGTAACTTCTCAAACTCCTTTTGCTAAAGGTGCGAGGTACGGACTTGAAGTGGCTATCGATGCTGTCAATGCTATTGAAGTGAAAGAGGTGGATTTAGAGAAAGAAATAAAGGAAGAATACCTCAAACGTAGATGTTATGGTGGCAGAGATAATATGCTTGTTATTTTGAATGAACCACAATTTAATAAAATTGCCAAACATTTCTTTGAACTTGGGATGCAGGTAAGTAATAAAGCACAGAAAGGAGAATAGTATGAAGAAATGGTTTTATAGAAATGTTGTACTGGTATATGTACTTGCAATGGTATCAGTAATAATAGGAGCACTTTACTGCATACAACAAAGAGTATCAGAAGAAACTTTTGATGCGCTATTCTCTATTGCGCTTATTGTAATTTTCATGGTAGTTGCAAGCACTGTGTTTATTGGTATTTGGGGCGAAAACAAATTAGAAGAAATAGAGAAAGGAGAATAGTATGACAGACAAATTAGAATTAAAAAGCAGCCATGAGGTTATAGATACCGTAAATGTGGCAGATGTCGAGAGTATATTCTATTGCAAACCAACTGACCCAGACATTCTTACCGTATTAATGAAAGACGGGAAAAGACTATACTGTGATGAGATCTGTCCGTTGCAAGAAGAGCCTGCAAGCGAGGAACAAGTTAAAGAATCATTTATTTCTATACATGATGATAAAACGTGTAAAGAAAAGAGTAATTCGTTAACACAAGAACCTACTATCCCCGATATAGTAGACGAGCACTTTCACGAAATGCTTGAAGAAGAGTCTGTTAGCGAGGACTTTCCACACATACGCCATAGAGATACACTTGATGAGTTCGCTTATCAGTGTGCCTATGATTTGTCTAATGATTGGGCGAAAGAAACCCCTACATGGCATGATGTAGAAATGGCATGTAAGTTGGGTGCTAACTGGCAGAAAGAAAAAGATGAATCTACAACTGAGGACTTATGTGAGTACATCAACGAACTATCCAAGCAGTTCCCAGAGGTGTCTTTTGCTAAGTTGTCAAGGATTGCTGTAAGGGTGGCTAAGTGGCAGAAACAGCAGATGATAGCAAAGGCAACAGAGGTCACAGTACACATAGATGCAGGCGACTATCCTTACATTCCGCAGATACAACTCTATGACTATGACAAGGATATACCTCTTGCAAAGGAAGGAGATAAGTATAAGGTTGTATTGATTAAGGAGGATTGACGATGAGCGTTTTATGCGAAGATTGCAAGTTTGCGAACTGGGATGCTGCACTCTTCCGTGACAGCGAAGATGGGTATTGGGAAGGTATACACTACATACCTCCGTACAGCGAGCAGTTCGACTTCTATTGCAAGAAGCATGATGTGTTCTACATGGAACAGGATGCGCCCGATTGTCAGGAAGGCGAGTATGGCGAGAACAATCTTCACGAGGTATGCAAGGAGCATGAGCGGCAGATTAAGGCGTTCAAGGAGGAATTGCTGATAAAGAAGGCAAAGAAGTGTCCGTACTATGGTTGTGCTGGCACGAGGGTTTGCACGTATCATTCGTGGACTACGCATTGTCCGTTTCCCGATTGCGACAAGAAGGACTTGTGGTCTGGGCTATCGGCCTATGAAGCAAGTGAGATAAAAAAAGAGGAGCCATAAATGAAAAAAAGAGATAATAATTAAAAGGTTTAGAGATATGAAAGCATTTAAGACTGATGACCCCGATTTCAACGGAAACAGGTTGATGGGGGACTGGGGTGGCAATGGCGACCCGTATTTGACAATCATCGAGGCTGACGCTGACGATAATATCAAGGGACGTCACTCGGTGCGCGTGGCATTCTCTGGCGGCAATTTCCCGTCTGACTTGAAGTGCATGGTGGCTGGGCTTGTGAATATGCTGAAGCGTTACGAGCCTTACGTTGGCGACGATGGGATATTCCAGAAGGGCAAGTATGCGGCTGACTGCTTTCACGGAAAGACGAAGGAGCCGTGCGGCAATTTCATCCACGAGGCAACGTTGCAAGCCAGTGCGTATCATTGTAGCGGTGGCAATGATGACGGTGTGTTCATGCTAGGCTGTGCTTGCGGTATCAAGTGGGCTTTGGAGAAGATGCGTGATATCATCGACAACGAGGCTGACGATGACATGCTGAAATATACGCTGCGAATGAAAATATGGGCTGTTAGTAAGGTTATTAGGCTTCAAGACCTTTACCGCGACTCCCTGTTTGTCGAAAAGAATCCGCAGCAGTTTGCTTATTGCTCGTTGTCATATGGAGAATCGTATTAAAAAGATTACAAGAAAAATATAAAGAAAGATTTAAAATGAGACCGACAAAAGAACAATTACAAAGTTGGGCCAGACGAATCCATGCATGTGCTACGGCACACGGCTGGCACGAAGAAGAAAAGCCGGGTTATCACTGGCTTGGTATGGTTATGACTGAGGTGGCAGAAGCCATTGAAGCAGACAGAAAAGGACGCAGATTTTCAGAAGAGGCAAAAGAGAAATATCTTGCCGATACTACTGATATCGAATGTTATCATGTAACTGACGCTATTATGAAAATGGCCTACGAGGATTTTATTAAAGGAACTGTTGAGGAAGAGTTTGCGGACATCTGTATTCGTATTCTCGATACTGCATACGAGCTTCATAGAGAAAATATGAATTGGTATGGTGGGGAATATCAGCCTTGCACTCGCTCTTTCACCGTGCAGGCATTTGTACTTGTGAAGGAAATCCTGAATACAGGCACGATGAATCTTACTGAGGCTATCTATTATATGTTTGCATGGGCAGAACGTCTTGGTATTGATCTCTCATGGCATATCGAGCAGAAGATGATTTATAACGAACTCCGTTCTTATAAGCATGGAGGCAAAAAATATTGATCATGGAAATAACAGAATTGATGGTTGGGGATATTGTTCAATATCTCGACGGAAAGAAACTCATTACCGTGGTTGTCGTAAAGGTTGACGGCTCAGGTAATGTAGTGAGACTCAAGCAGAAGAATGGTCACAAGTTTAATACGACCATAGATTTTCTGAGACCTCTCAATGTAACCAAGGAAATACTTGAGCATAACGGAGCAGACACTTTCGACTCTTTTGCTCGTATCGAACTCGGTAGATATTATGTAATATACGACTATGATGGCTTTGTGACGATTTGCGACGAAGCTGATAATATCAAGAAGATAAGTTACCTGGAATGTGATTACGTCCATCAACTCCAACACGCTTTCTCTCTTTGCAAAATAGATAAACAAATATCTCTCCCGTAGTATAACATGAAAGAAACCAAATTAAACATCGAGCCGGAATTAGGCTCAATCCCAGCAAAAGGTACCAAGGTGTGGTACATTCGCGCAAACATGATTGCCCATAAGTTTCTCGTAATTGAAACTGAATGGATAGGTGGTGTATCAGACTTGTTGCGCATGGCCAAAGGCAACGTATTCTTCTCTGAGCAAGAAGCAAACGAGGTCGAAAGCCAGTTAAATAGTCGTCTTGAAAAACTCAAGGAAATAACACAAAGCGCAGAGTTTAAGCAGAAACTTGCCGAAGAAGCTGCCAGTAAGAAAGCCGAAGCAGAAGAGCGTAAGCGTAAGCGCGAGGAAGCTCTGGCCGCAAAAAGGGCAGAAAAGGAGGCCGCTTTGGTAGATAACTCACCGTCCGGCAAGCAAAAGAAGTATGCGTTCTCCACAAATGAACGTGCCCTCAAGTACGAATCTCGTAAAAAGAAATCTCTACACCCTGATATTATCATGTAATACTTTACAGGCCCAGTAGCTCCGATTGTGAGTTACTGGGCCTGTTTTTTTGTTTCCTACAAACCGAAATACGACCTTATGTTGAACTTCTTATCTTCGTCTTTCAGCTTGTCAACGGCAAGCTTGTGAACGAAGTCAAACAGTTTATCGTTGGGGATATAGTCAGAAATGGTCCTGCCACTGTCAGACATAATCATATTCATCGTTACCCACATGGCGCAACGGTTATAGCTTGGGGCCTCTTCCAGCTCATAGCCGTGCTGTTCCATGGTAGACTTCCATTGATCATGAGACCATGGCGCTTTAGGCTTCATGCCTTCTATGATTTTCGCGGCTTCTTTTGGAGTAAGATAGTTTTCCCATCTGACACTCTCCAGCTGACAGATAAACTCTTCGGCGGCTTCGGGCTTTACTTCAATCAGCCAGTCGATGATAGACGTCATCACACGTCCGAATACCTGCATGTTCTTCACGTCATTACTCGTAGCCATTAGCTCATAGAGCTGCGTGTATTTTGCTTTCAATTCCTTTGCATTCATAGTTCTTATGATACAATCTTCTTCATCATGTCGATAATCTCATCCAGCTTGTCGCCTTGCTGTTTCTGTGCCTCTTCAATCTTAGCAAACCGCTCTTCGGTCTGTTGGCGCTCTTGGAAGTTGGTGTCAAGCTGGGCTATCAGAGCCTTGCAATCGGTGATGCGCTTCTTCTGCTTGGGCACCTCGCGCTCAGCTTCTTTTAGGTAGTTCTCGCTACTCTTCATGGTAGCGTGCAACTCGCGCACAATGGCGTCTTTATCCGTACTTACCAGCGTTAGAGCACCAGGATTCTTGGTGGGAAACATGCTGGCCGCCACGTCCACCACGTCCGTATAGTTCTTGCCGTCTATCGAGTATGTCACGTCCACCACGTTCTGCACCGCCGGCATCTGCATGGGCACTTGCCCGGCCTCATACTTCGGCATGTTCATCCTTGGCTGGCTCACGCTCACAATAGCCCCTTCGGTGTATTTCAATTCGTCGCCCTTAACAAGCGCATACACCACAGCCCCAGCCGTCATTTCTTTAAAAAGTATATTCATTTCTCTATCCTCCGAATCTTATTAGATAAAACAAATCCCCGAAAGGGAAGCAACCAAATTAGTTACAACCCCTTCGGAGGATGATTTTTTATCCGTTAACCTGGTTCGCAGACTTACCTCCGCCGCTGTAGGTGTTGATAAACTGCTGCATCTCCCATTCAAGATGCTTGAACTGACCTTCCAGCATATTGAAACGAGCCTGGTCGCCCTGCTGAGTACGCACCAGGTCAAGCTCAGTCTGCAAACGTGTCTTCTCAGCCACAACGTCCTGGTAACGGGAGTTCTCCCAGGCCTGACGGAACGATGCAACCTCAGCTCGTGTGAGTCCGTTCTCAACACGCTGAGAATCCTTCAACTCATTTGTTTGGTTGATGGTCTCGATACGATCCTGATAACCCTGCTCAAGAATCTGTGTCTTAAGACCGCAGCAACAATCCTTGAGCTGCTGGACCATATTCAGGTTGCCGAGATTAATAGAGTTGACTACTCCAGCAAAGCCCATTCCATTCTGAGCACCGAGCTGGAAGACAGCATCTTTTACTCCGCTAATAGCGCCAGCAAGAGCGTTGTAATTAACGCCGAGATTCTGTGACAACTGGCTAATGGCGAATGTGTTGCCCTGGATGGCTTCGCGGGCCCACTGGTTGTTATTGTTGTCGTTGATTTGTGCTTGCAAGCTATTGAGCTTGTTCTGTGTCTCCATATCGAGCACACCGTTAGCACCTACACCACGGCCACCAAAACCGCCATTGCCAAGCCAAGCCATCATGACAAGATACATCCAAGGATTATTCATCATCATGGCCATAGTGTCTGCAGCGTTGTTAGGGGCCTGTACGGTCAAAATCTTCTCGTCCATAATTGTAAGAATTTTATGTTAAAACTTCGTTTACTTCTGTCATCGCGATTGACAACGGCAAAGGTATGGAATTAATCTGATACTTCCTAATATATTAACACTGTTACATTGCACGGATTTTGCACTCTCGTTCAAAGCGTTTTATAAGGTAGAAAAACTGTCTTTCGCTGATATTATACTTAGCTGACAACACTGTTGAGATATACGATATTTTATGACCTTCGGCTACCATACTTGAATAGTCATCGTACATTCCGATAAACTTGACATCACTAACCTTAATGCAAGAATTTTGCAGTGTTTCAAGCAAATTTCGACCAATTTTCAATAATTCTACGACTTTCATAGTCTTAAATTCGTACCTTTGCACCATCTCACCACATCATACGATATATGTACTGGACAATAGGTAATAGGGCATAATATCCCCCGACACCTATTGTCCGGGCAATTCGTAAAATGTGGTGAATTTCTAAGAACTTTTCTTGGTAAATGCCATAGCAAAGGAAATACCACCGATAATGGTCAGTATCATGCCACCTGCGAACCACTTGATTTTATCGCCAAGCGAGGGCTTCTCTTTGACCACGGCAGTTTTCTGATGACTGTGAAGCACGGAATCTATCTTCTCTGACAGCTCTTTATTGACGGATAGTATCGAGTCGGTCTGACGGAAGAACTCTTCACGTAGCTCCTGCGTACTCTCCGACGATGTATGTTCGCGCTCGATGTACTCTTTGATAACGATGGTTTCCTTGACAGTATCGCCTTTCGCGCCGAGAAAGATGGTGTGACTCGTGTCACGTACCTCACTGTGCTTGGATGAATCAACCTTCTGTGTAATCTGAATAATGTTCGAGATATATTCATCATGCGCGATGTGTATCATCGAATCTGTTCGATCAATAATACTTGACATCAAAGCATAATCAACGGCGCTTTGTGATTCCTTTACAGAACGGCAACCACAAAACAGTGTTGACAAAATAATAAAAAACAATAGTTTCTTCAAAATTACTCGATTTTAATAAATATCAGATTTTTTGCTGTTTTAAGTTTCTCGTACAGGGCATGGAAGGTCGCCGTTGACTCCAGCACCTTGCCAACCTCTTTGTTTTTGCCAACGAGGATGCAGCCCTCACTATCCTTTGATGTGTTGCCGATATGTATCAGCACACCATCGAAGGCAGGCACATTCATAAGCCTCGGAAGGTAGCCATTGCAGAAATCATACTGTTTCTTCTTGGAGAATCTTGGCGACTGCACACCAAGCGTTATCTGGTAACGTCCAGTGGGGATTGCCGTCTCTCCATGTTTCTTCTTGGCCTTGTTGACACTGACAGGCAAATTCTGATCCAGTCCTCTGTCACAATCCTCAATGGTATCACAGAAATAGACTCCATCAATGTATAGCTTGCCAATAGTGTAGGTTGGCCGTTTGGCTATTCGTTTTAATCGTAAATCCATATCGCTTATCGTTTCTTTTCTATTTTCGTATATACGTGTGCAAACCTAATTATTATCATTGTCTAATACGTTACCTGTATTTTCGCGTAAACGGTTTTGCAGCAACGTCATAATGGTTTCTTTATCAAGCACGGATGCCAGTACAGCAGCGGCTTCATCCATACGCTTGCGTTGTTTTTTGTCTGCCTTTTCCTTGACACTCCACGCTTCTACAATACAAAGAATACACCCAAACATAATGCTCGCCAATGGTACATAGTATGCAGAATCCATAAACATGGCCCAAGCAAAGTGTATCATTGTGTCCATACAGACGCCAATAAGTACAATGCCCTCGTATATAAGTATCTTTGTAAACGAACGAGAGGCAGCATAACTATTACGTTCGTCGCCGCGTAGTTTGGCTTTACGCCAACCGCTTGCAAAATCAATTGCAATAGCTATAGCAACCGTTATCATAACTATTACGGACAGCATATACATGATACCCATGCCCTCGAATATCAATTCTTTCATTGTTATCAGTTTTTTTATTGGAGAGAGGTTTTTACACCTCCCTCCGAGAGTTTCTATTCAGTCAATTTATCCCAATATTCCTTTGCTTTCGGCAGAGCCATCCATCCTGCGACGAGGACACCGATGGCAGGTACATACTCGCCATAGTAACACAGATTACCACAGCCACCGATTACGCCAATAACGTAAAGGAAGAGGACTAAGAGTGCAAGAGCACCCTTTCCCCACATTGTCAGTCTTTCTTTGTTTGTCATAGCTTTACTCCTCCACGATTAAGTCGCCAAGTACCATTGTCTGAGCCATGTCGCACTATTCATTTTTCAGACCGTAGTCCTTGGCAATCTGCTTGGCCTGGGCACGCCATGCTTGCAGGTCGTTGAAGGCTTGCACGGCATCAGCGTCCTTGGAGTTGGCGAGGTAGTTCTGTGTGATGGCCTCTACCTGGTCCTGCGAATAGCTGGAACGGATTAGGGCGCTCACGAACAGCCCGTAGTCGGGCTGCAGGTTGCCGTTGTCGTCCTTAAAGCCCTCTGCCAGACAGGTGTCGTACTCGTACTGCAGCTGGTTGGCGGCGGAACCGCTAGCACCCGCAGGAGATTCAGCTGGAGCGGCGTCTGCGGGGACTTCAGACTGCTGCTCGTTAAAGTAAAGCACGAAGTGGTTGTTGTCAAAGACCTCGTAGGTCTTCTTGGTGAAACTTTTTGTCTTCATAATCGTGATGAATTATTAAGTGAATATTAAGTGGTTGCTAAGTGAATTTATAAAATTTCTTCTTATACTTGTTCTCGTATTCATGAATGGCTGTCGGTGCTGGAAGGTCGTCGGGCTTGATGTCCTGCTGCATCTGGTCGATGAGTATCTTGGAACCCGTCCACATGAACAGCTCGCCGTCTTTCCAGACATACTCTATGTCAGGATTGCCGTCAGCATCCTGCTTGACCGTGATGTGGTCTATCTCCTTGAAACGAAGGGCTGCACGGAGTTTCTTGCCCTCGAAGGGCGAGTCGTCGAACTTGTATTCCTGCAGGAGTATCATGTTCTGCTCTTCCTCCTTGCGGCTCCCTTCGGCATCCACGTCTGGGTTGATGTGGCAGAGATAGTCCTCGATGCTGCGCTTCTGCTCTCTGGTCATACCCTCAAAAGGTATCACCGAACGGTTCTTGCGGATTTTCTTTCCGAGACGTTCTTCCATGTTTACATTCATCTTTCGTAAAAGGTTGCGGCAGTCAGCGTGTGTCAGCCATCCGATGCGCGAGGCGCACGCCAGACGTATCTCCTCGGGTGTCTTGCCTTTCCTGCGAAGGGCGATAATCTGCCGCCACAGGTCCTGCTTGATGCGCTTACGGACTGGTCGGTAGAAGTGGTGCAGCACATAGCCGCAGACATCCATGCCGTCAGGCTCGATAGTACGCACGTTCCACGAGCGGTTAATCTGCACGTGGTAGTCGCGTGTCAACGTCATGATGGCTATCTCCGTCACGATGTGCAGGAACGCCTTGTCGCCCGAGAACGATACGATGTTGTCGGCAAATCGGGCGTAGATAATGCCTTGCTCCACCAGTGCGTCGAACTTCCGTCCGAGGTAGTCGATGCCCTTGTTCAGCTCGTCGGCCTGCTGCTGCGTTCTCACGGTGTCTATGCACCAGTTGACGTAGCGCTGCCGCCAGTAGGCCATCTTCTCGGGGTCATCCTTGACACCCCACAGCGTCGCTGCATCGTGGTCGAACGGCGCGAGGAAGAAGTTTGCCTCTATCTGACTGAGCTTGGTACCGAGCACCAGCCCGTTGGGGTAGGATCCCAGGATGATGCCAAGCATTCTGAGCACCACCTCGTCGCGTATCTTGCGCTCCAGCCCCATCATCAGCAGCGTGTGGTCTATCCACTGAAAGTAGTGGTGGATGTCCAGCTGCACCCCGTACCACGTGCCTTCGACGTCGTTGCCCAGATAGCGGGAGAGGATGTCCACAAAGTCCGTCTGTCCTCTACCCTTCACACAAGAACACGAGTTCCTGATGTACGAGTCGGTCAGCGGCATCTCGATGTAGTTCAGCATAGCCCACTCCATGACGTGCTCCTGGCAGGGGTAAATACCCAGCCGGCGCTGTTTGCCATGTTCGCGAATGACACGCTCTTCGTATTGGGGAACCTCCCACGTCCCAGTCTCGAATGCTCTAATCTGTGTCTTGATGTTAGCAGCCAGGTTCTTGTCGTACTCGCGAATATCCGTGCGGTATGGCTTGCCATCCACATAGTTCGCGTACCCTTTCATGAAGTTCTCAGGTGTCGCTACCTTTTCCGATATGTTGCGTATCGTCTTCACGTCTTTATCTGCTAATTTTTATTGAACTTCCTGTCTTCAGTTGCCAGGGGCCTTCCCTGTAACCTACCAACACTCTGCTCCCAGTTTGTTTTTCGCCATGAGGCGAGGCACTCCGTTCCTACAACGTTTTTTATTTTCTCCGTGCGGCAGAACCGCACGGCGCGGTATTTTTAAAAGTTAGTTGAGCGACGACCCGTTGTTCACGTTGGCGTTCCCGACACCATTGTCACCGTTGACAATCGTAGGACCACAAATGTCACCGTTGTTCAAATTGCCAGAACGGATAACGAGACGGAACCCGGACCTGAAACGGAAGCTACCTTTTTTTGAGCATTCTTTTTTTATTAGACTTTTCGGGCGCGGGAGGGGGGCACCCCTGCGGGGCGCCTGCCCCCTCTGCTTTCACCTTTTACTTGGTTTAACTTATGTTTACTATTCTCACTTTAGTTTACGTTTGCCAACTGTTGACCACTCTCGTCCACTGGGTCCACCGGCCACTCCTCGGAAACCTCGCAGAGCGACGACCCGTCGTACACGCTGGCGTGCCCGACACCATGGTCACCGTAGACACCCGAAGGACCACAAATGTCACCGCTGTTCAAATCGCCAGAACGGAGAACGAGACGGAACCCGGACGTAGCGGCTGGATTGTAATAGCCGTCGGAGAAGCGTGTATTGGCATCGCCGCCTACGGCAGTAACGAAGAGTTCGAGGTTGCTGGCCTTGATACGGGTAATGTAGCCCCAGTTTCCTTCTGCTGCGGCAGGACCTGTAGCACCATCGCGGAAACCGCTGTCGCTGTCGGCAATGGAGTATGTCCATGCGCCATTGACCTTGCAAATCTTCTCGGCAATGAGGTGCGTCTGCGAACCGTCGCTGTTGCAGCGCAGCAGCTCGTCGGTCATCATGCGCCACATAATGCCGCCAAATGCGTTCTTATAGCCGAAGAACGAGTAGCAGTTCATGGTCTGCAGCACGGCGCCGTCGTCGGCCAGCACGTCGTAGGTAAACACACCGCACTGGTCGCCCAGCTCGATGCCTGCCGACATGGGGATGACGGGCTGATAGCCGAACTTCTCGCCCCACCATCCGCCAGCATTGATGGGACCCGTTCCGAGACCGCCCTGGCGCAGTCCGTTAGCGTCGCGGTTGGGGTTCCAGGCCGTATCGACCTTCAGCGTGCCGAAGATGACGTAGAACAGCATGACCGCTACGGCGTGGAAGCGCATCGACGAGCCCAGCCATCCGTCGCCGTTCAGGTGGGCGGCATTCAGAAACGCCTGCGTGGTGATGTTTGATGCAGGACGACCCAGCAGTGTGTTGAATGCAGCGTCGCGTGACGAGTCGTTGCTACCGCCACGGTAGTCGGCACCGCTGTTGATGTAGCTGACCAGTCGGCCCGTAGAGCGCTCAATGGTGGCCCAGCCCGCAGCAGAGTCGGAAGCCACGGGGACATAGTAGTTCTCGTAGCCTGCCTTGTAGGTCAGCGATACACCGAGCGCCATCATGTCGCCATACTGGCGCACGAGGATGTAGAAGCCACGGCCCGTGATGGGCTGCCAGCCAAACTGATAGTGGCCGTCCTCACCGCTCAGTCGGGCAGCACCGCCGCCGTCGTACTGATAGTGGTTGTTGGCCGCCAGCTTGCGGCGCGAGTGGTCGTTCTTCACCAGGTAGCAGCCCAGTCGCAGGTACTCCTCCATCTTCTGTCCGAAGGCGAGGTTTCCCTCCCACGAGGCTGCAACGGGTGTAGAGTTGGCCAGGTTCCATACACGGACGAAGTACAACGTTGCGGCAGCAGCCGTCATCTGTGCCACGTCATCGACGCTTGATGTTCCGAGCGTGCCGTCCTGTTTCATAGTTACCACTCGGTTAAATGACTGTCCGACGTTGGTCGGCTCGTCCAGTCGGCGGTCATGAAAATCGTAGTCTGTTCCGCCAATGTTTTGTTCGTTAAGATAACCCATAGTCGTAAATATTTTATTCCGTTTTAAAGCTCTTGATAGCGTCAATAACCATTGGTGTACACATCTGCTCCACGTAGCCGACAAGCAGTCTGTATTCATCATCCGTCAGCTCGCACTCCCCCTGAGAGTTATATATCTTTAGTGCAAGGGCATGGTGGGCTATACCTTGGCCGTTCTTGTAGATATTGTCTGCAAGCTGAGACTTGATGTTTGTCGTGACAGCATCTGTCTTTGCTATGTCACGATAGAATGTCATTTGTTCAAAGTTAATTTTTACCATATCGTTATTTATTTAGTCGTTGTAATCAATACGTGGCATTATTCCTAATAAGCAATACTGATAATTTGCTCAATCTGTCCGATAAACCACTTGGATTGAGAAAGAGAAACCTCAATAAATCCAAACTCATAACCTGAACCGAACCTTTGGACAAGCGGTCAGGGTCTAACACATAGGAATATTCTGGCCATGCAGAGTCGCCGTTTGATTTATATGCTCTTAGCGTTATTGCCTTATTCCTTATACCACATTCGAATAACTTTTGGCCTTCAGTAGGTTCGTTGAAGCTGAACATCGAGAAAGAACTTGTAGTATTTGTCAGTAATAGCATATTGGCAGTAATGGGGTTAAAGTCGCCCATATCTTGTGTATTTATCTGCAAAGAGTCAGCATCTATTGATATAAAGCTATCAACGGTATCTTGATTAGTTGCTGGCTTGTTTATGCCAATATGTCCATAGTTGTTATTGTCAAAGCCAAGCTCCATCACAACTTCCTTGTTATTGCCAGTTCCAGACTTTATAAATTCGATAGCTTGTGACCCGTATGTCCCGTTAAGGAATGGAATAATCTCTATTCGCTGAGAGGTTGCATTACCTACTGTCAAAGTGCTTTTTAATCTCGCAGTACCACCTTCCGCAATCTCAAAGCCGCCTATTGTTGCAGAGCCATTACTGTTGAGTATAATATTGTTGTTGCTGCTCTTTATCTGCGAGGTATTGATTGCAAATCCACCGATAGCACCGCTTGTCGCCGTAATCTTTCCCGTCAGGTCTACATCTACGGCTTTCAGCGTACCAGTAGCTGCATTGATGCTTATCTTGTCGCTCTTCTTTGTTCCGTTATCGTAATAGGAGAACGTTACCTTGCTTGCTATGAGGTCTATATTGCCATTGGTGATGTCTATTCCTGTATTGTTCAGTCCATTCGTCACAAACAGCTGTATATTGTCTGCCATCTGCTTTGTTTGGCTTGATACCTCAGTATCGCCAGCCTCAAAAGCCGTTGCCTCACTGCCAGTTTCTATCTGCGGTTTTGATATGTTGGCTCCAAAGAACGCTCTTGCGGAATTGTAATTTCCACTGCTTGTGAAATTTGTAGAGAGTCTTCCTCCGCCTTGCATGTGGTTGGAAGAGATGTCTGTCACGTTTCCGCTGCTAACATTCTTTACATAAACCATGAAGCTGCCACCTCCAGTAAACGATAGTGTGTACTCTTTTCCTAGTTTCAGCTGGAAGGTCGGACTTACAAGATACGTGTCCCCTGTAGCACGGATGAGATTGCCATTTGCGTCAACGGTAATATCGTGGTATGTCGGCGTCGAAGAACTTGTAGGCAATGATGCACAGCTCTTCCAACCGCTACCTGTCAAAACACCACTGAGTAAGTTCTTTCCGTTTTTGAGACCTTTTACCTCAGAACTTATACTGTCGGCAGTCTGCTTGATTTCTGAAGAGACATTGAACACCCTGCCAATGTACAACAAAAACACTTCGCCTTCGCCCGATTGTACATCATCATGCAACGTAACGGTGTACCTTCCGCTATTGGCTACCGTGATGCGCTGCTCAATGAACGGCTCGCTGCCCTCGTAGTGGAAATCAACAAAATCAAAAACATAGTTGCCATTTGGCAAGATTTCCGTGTCAACCTTTAACTGCACGATGTACTCGCCAGCGCTCAGAGCAACCTGCGTACCCTCTATGTCCTCAAACGCAGTATTGGCGATATTCTCGACAACCTCTGTTGTGTCACGCTCCAGTTTAGCACTATTCTCCGTAGAAGAGCGCACGTAGTTACCAAAGGTTTCCATCTTGACGACCTGATTGGGATTTTTGGGGTCATAGATGTATGCCACCTTGTCTGCAGCCACCGCTTCAGCATCTCCAACAACCGTGCGCTTCCACGTGCCCAGCAGGTTGGCATAGAAACCGAAGCGCTTGTCGTAGTTCTGACCGCCGTAAGAGATACGGACATCCACATAACCATTGTCGTAGAATATGTTTTCGCTGCTGGGGCCGGTGGGGTCTTCCTTGTGTGTGTCAATCTGCGTAATGGTGACGCGCTTAGTGTTGTTGTCCACCGTTGCCTGGCAATGCTCACGACCGACAATGCTCAGCGTGAAATTATTGTCAGGAGCGCCGCCCTTGTTGACCGACACCACCGAATAAGCCTTTGTGAGGTCAATGACGCTCTCGTCGTCCTCGTTCTGCTCCAGGATAACGTTCTCGGGCGTCAGCATGACGTTTACAGCATCGTCGCCAGGAGCGCCAGGCTGACCGTCCTCGCCAGGTCTGCCGTCCTTGGCGATGACCTCGCGCTGGATGCTCATCGGGGCGATGCACAGATACTCGTTGCCGTCGGCATCCTCGGCGATAACCTGCATGGTGGCTACGTGCTCGTCAATCAGCGTGCCGCGCTGCACACGGATGCGCAGGGCGTTTGGCGACGTGACGTAGTTGCCCGTCAGCGTCACCTTATGGCCGCTGACGCTCGCTCCGGAGTGAATAATGGCGGTGTGGTTGTTCACGGTGATGGTGGTGCCCGTCATGTCAGTCACCTTGCCGCCCGTCACCTCTACATACTGCTGGTGGCCGTTCTCGTTCACCTGTGCCGACTTGGCTGCAATGACGCCCGTACCCTGATAGACGGAGAAATGTACGAACTCCTCGAAGTCGTCTATCACATAGCCGTCGGTATCGACCTTCACAAACACCACGCTCTTATCCAAGAAGCAGGTGGCGGCGGAAGTTCCGTTCTCGCCCGCTTCGCCCTTCCACTCTGTCCATATATAGTCATGGTAGTCCTGCGAGTCCGCTGCCTTTTGGTCACGATAGGTACCGATGTGGGTGGCACCTTGGAAGTTGGTTGTCGAGAAGTTCTGTGAGCCGTCAGCACTGGTGGCATAGGCAAAGTGGGTGGTGAAGCCGTCAACACCAGGGTCGCCGTTCGTTCCGTCAGTGCCAACATAGCTGACGCTGTACGACTTCAGCACGTCTTGCGAACCGACGTAGGCAGTCTGTGACAATATCCATAGGTAGTCACCCTTCTGCAGCGCTGGCGGGTCAACGAGCGTAAAGGTGCTGTCGGCAGGACGCTGGGCGGTCTTCTGCGTCGAATAGCGCACATGAGTGCGGCTGCTGTCTATCTCCACACTCTCGCCGTCGTTGGGCTGATACTGCACACCGTAGGTCGTGGTATAGACGATAGTGCCTGCATTGTCGTAGGCCGTCACGTCCTTCGTCCAAAGATACTTGCCATTCTGCACGGCAGGCGGTGTCGGGCTCCACGAGGAGATGTCGCTCGGGTAGTCTCTGCCTGCCTCTGGAGTACCCATGCTACTATAAGCGTAGCCAACACTGGAATGTTCCTCATCGTAGGCTACACTGTCGCCCTTCTCGCCCTTGATTTTCTCAATCGCCCAGGCTGACCACACGCCGTTCTTGCAGTGGCGCTCGGCACGCCAGATGCTGTTGGTGAAATCGTATGACGGATTGCGCGTCAGGTCGTACCAGCCTTGCGCCTCGCGCTGCGACACGTCGTTGCTCGGGTCGGCAGGCTTCGTCTCGTTCGGTGAGAACTCCACGTCGAACGTAGCGGTGTCCGACATGCGGCGGGCGTAGGTCCAGCCAGCCTGTGTGCCGTCGCCGTAGAACACGTTGCTGGCAGCCCACACCACGGCCTCGCCAGCGGGTATGCCGTCGGTGAAGGTGATGGTCTCGCCCTGATACTGGAACGGGTTAGGCACGGCATTGCTCATGGTGCCACCGCTCAACTGCTGGGCAGAGATATCTTTGTTGGTGCGACAGAAGGCCGTCGCCTTGTAGGCACCGTCCAGTCCGAAGCGACTGATAGAGTACGACGGGTCGCTTGGTGTGCCATCGGTATAGTATAATATAGTACGAACGTAGAGATAGTTACCAGGCTGAATAGACAACTCGCTCACGCTGTCCTTCCACTCCGATGGCAAGTCTGTCGCCGTACCGATACCATAGCTGATTTTTGCAGAGCGGATGCCACGGCCAGGGTCGCCCTTAATCTGACCGCTATTGTGCCAGCGGTTGTTGACAGCATCCCACACATACAGGTAGCCGGCAACGATGTACGCATCACCGATTTCGCCCGTCGGGTGTGCAGCAATGAGTTCGGCCTCGCTGTCATACGAACCGAGGATGTTGAACGACTTACCGTCGCTGCCGTCCTTACCCTTACGGGCATAGATGCGCCAGTATGGCGAGTCCTCGCTGGGCATGTCGGTGGTGTACATCACGCCGCCGATGCCGCTCTCAGGATAGATACACAGCCACGTAGCACCGTCGTACTGCACAAGGTCATAGTAGTAGCACTGCATACCGTAGTACCACTCCTCGTCGCGCTGACGGGGCTGCACGAATACGCCGTAGCTTGTTTCCTCGACGAACTTGTTGGCGCGGATTTCCGTCAGCTTCGGCGAGATGCAAATCTTGCGCTTGCCGTCGAGCGTATAGGAGTTGACGCCACGATATACCTTGAAGGCGGGAGCCAGGTCGCCGCTGACCTCAATAGAGATAAAGCCCTGTCGGTCGGTGTCGGTTCTGTTACCCATCTGCGCGAGCTGGTCGCCGGCCTGCGGCACGGTGCTGCCCTGCATGCAGTCGGCTGCCGAGAGGTCCACATAGTCGTACACCTTGCCGTCCTCCAGCGTCTCGCTGCCCGTGGCAATGACGCGCCGCCAATAGAACTGGTTGCTGACGTTCTGATAAACGCCTTCCTTGATATTAAAGGTCTGACAGCGTGCCTGGTCGTCCACACGCCACCAGTTCTCAGTGCGTGTCGAACCGTCATCGGCCAGCAGATAGCAACGGTAGGCGTAGAGCGTCTGCGAGTTGGTGATGGTCAGCTTATGACCCGTCACCGTACCGCCGCCCAGATAGGCCGTATTGCCCGACACGTCCACGGCGCCGTCGAGAATGGCCTTGTGGCCCTCCACCTCGGCACTGATGCCGCGATAGACGGGTTCCACGCGCACCACCTTCGAGCCAGCATGAGAGAAGATGATGTTGCCGCCGGCATAGCTAACCTTGCGTATCTCCAGTTCCGTGAAGATAGCCTTCATGCGGACAAAGAGGTTGTCAACGACCATCGACGTTACGCCGTCCTTACTCTTCAGCAGCTGGAAGCCCGTGTCGAACGGCCCGTCACCCGTCCAGTTGCTGCTCTCTATGTGGTTCGTCAGCACCTTGGCCAGTGCCCGCAGAATACCGTCCACGTCGGCATCGCCACCTACGTTCAAGTCGCCCAGTAGGTCGGCATCGTTGCCATTGATGTTGCCGTCAGCGTCAATGCCATATCTATCAACACTGCCAACCTGCAAGCCCCTCAAGAAGCGGATAAGCCCCTGTGCTGTATCGTCGTTCAGCTTGGAGAGGAAACGCTCGCCACCATAGTTCTCGATAAGACTCTGTATCTGCCTACTGGTATAGCCGCCGCCACCAGCACCTGATGCGTTACTGCCAACGGCCTTGTCTATCATGCGCTGAATGGAACTTACCTGCTTCTCGTTACGAAGAGTGACTTCGTAGGTGGGAATGCCGTCGTTTCCGCGCTCTCTGATAGTCAGCACGTCTATAATGATACCTTCGTCAATGCCAAGGTCATCATCTTTAAAGAGGAAGATGTCACCTGCATGAAGCGTATCATGCAGGCTGGTTTCTCCGTCCTTTATGGCAGCGTCGTGCTGTCTGGCCATCCATATTTCATCAATACGTGGCTGATAGGTGAAGCGCGTGGTGTCATTCTTCTGCAATGCCTCAATAGCTGCATCAAACAGCTTTTCGCTGGCTGCAGAAACATATTCGTTTGGCAGCTTGATACCTGTCAGCACATAGTGGTCACCTGCCTTGATTTGGAAATCCTTGTATGGGAACCAAAGGTCAAGGGAGTCATCCTTAACCCTCTCTACCTTGCATTCCCATTGACCGTTGCTATTCTTGATAGGTCTGTTGGCCATCTTGAAGCTGCGAGATCCACACATACCATCCTTCATGTCGATGGTAGCACCTTCTTCATAGACTTCTGCAAGGTCAAAGCCAAGGATAGGGAGCGTAATAGTGAAATTAGGAACATTGCCCTCTCCATACACTCCGTTGTCGGTTATCTGTTCAGCAGCAGCTATGACATCAACATCATGACCTCCGTATTTCATACCCTCTAACGTAGGGTGGATATTCTCGGTGTCGTTGCTTCCGTCAAAATAGATGTTTCCCGGTCTGATGTCATAGTCTTCGGCTTTTAGACTCTGCAACCAAGGACGGTGCTTGTCTTTGGAGAAATAACCAGTGAATCCGTTGATGGTGGCTATGCCGCGCTCGTCATCACAGTCTGTACCGCCATGTTCTTTCACCCAATCGTATAGTGACTTATTGGGGAATCCGGGCAGCATCAGACGAGATACCGACATGTTGTTTGGCAAGTTCTCGGTTGAATAGTTTCTGTTTGAAAGGGGGAATGCGCCTTTCTCGATACCACCAACAAAGTACACAGTGTCACCTTGCTTGATTGCTTCTGAGAAAGCGTTCATAGCTGCCTGGTCTGTCTCGTCTCTGTCATCCTCTGGGTTTACTCCTGTGTACTCGCTATATATATAGCAGCGTTGTGAATCATAAGCCATTCTAACATAGCCCTTCACGGTGATACCGTTAGCCGTGATGCGAACAATATAGTTCGTTCTATCCGATGTGACAGGATATGATTTTGAACGCTCTGTAAAGTATTTTGCGTTGAAATCAAGGTCAAGCCAAAAAGCAGCATAGTGAAGGCCGGAAGTTTCGTAGTTTGCCTCTATCCTTTCTACATGGGCGAATACCTGTAGATTCAGCTCTGCGTAGTAACGTGTTGGTAGGTTCTCTTCGCTGCCGTAGGCTTTCAGACGTGTGATAACTTGTTGGTCCTGTTCGCTGATGCGCTCTATCTCGTAAAGGCCGTTACCTTTGCCGTAACGGAATGTGTCGGGAGTGAATACACCATTGATACCTGCAATCACTACGTCACCTCGCATGATGAAGTTAAGACCAAAATCTGAGTTGATTTTAGTTATTGCTTCCCAGCAGGTGATGTTGTCAACAGAAAGGGCTACACTGGTCTTTCCGTAGCTGTCGGTTTTCTCGGCACCAGTAGGGTCAACATACCGCTTGTAGGCATTAACGAAGTCGCTCTCTCTGCCTACAGCAAGTCCGCGTTGTGCGTTTCGTGCAGTATTCAGACCTATCAGAATGAAGCGGCCAGGGTACAGCTCTTCTAAACATGCCTGTACTCTGTCAAGAAGGTCATCGACACTTTCACAGTAGAATGGGAATGTGGGCAATCCTGTATAGTGCATCTGATTATCATCGAGCACTATGTCAGTAAAGTCACAGCCTACTATTTTGCTCTGAGAGTCAGATACGAATTTGATGCTGTCATATACGAATCCTTCGCCATACGTTCCCTTGCGGGCTTTCTTCAATACGGTTGGATCATAGTTGATGCTGTAACGCTCTCCGCGATAATCTATATAGTCACCAATCTGGAAGCTGACCGGGTTTGCTGACTTGACCGTAACGGTCAGGTAGCACTCAGCCATCCATTCATCGTGAAGCTCAAGTTCTTTTACTTGCGCTTTCTCGACTCCTTTGGTGCTATATACTTTCCACTCGCTCATGATAGAACAATATCTGTTACAGGGTCGTTGACCTTGAATGTTACTTCAAATATCAGGTATTCGTCGTCATCGTCAGATTTCCACTTGGCACTATCAGAGATAGAATCAAGCCTTACGTTTTGTCTGCCGATACGGGTATAAGAGGAATAGAGCTTGAACAGCCCACGCTTCAAATGATTTAGGAATGTGCCAATATTGTTGCGAACGTCATCCGTGGAGCCATCTTTCTTGCAGGCCAACTCAATCTTCATCTTGTAAGCTTCGATTTTTAGGCCGTCATCGGGAATGTACTCGTCATCACCATCTTCATCATGCCATGAGCGTGATGCAGGCTCCTTGACCTTATCGAAAATCTTAAAGGGAATCTTCTTGCAGAAAATACCCCACTCATTTACACTTTCACAAACAGGGTATGGCTGACCTTCTTCGTCAGTACCCATTCGCTGCAAGAAAAAGTTCTGCCATTTCTTCATAAGTTACCCTGCTTTGTTATCCTAAATGATTGATTTTCGCCACAAAGATACAAATATTTTTCGTATAAATATACAATTATACTGAATATTCATTCAATTTAACATACTTTTCTGCATAAATTCTGCTGTAACAAACTGATTTCTGCATATTTCTAATAAAAATGCAGGGTTATTTCCCTGCACTTCTCTTATCTCTGATGGTGACGTTGCCTTCGTAGTACACAGAACCACCATGCCAATATACAAAAGCTTTTGAATCTTTGTCACACATCACACGGACTATGCAGTTGTCGTAGGCTTCGATGAATACCTTTGAGTCGCCTTTTACCTCAATCGTCACTTCCGAAGAGTGTCTGACGTAGATATTGCCAGTCCGATTGCCGCTATATCGGAGCACACCAATGCTATTACCAATAACAACAGACCTCATGAGGTTGTCGGCATCAATACTACTGTCAAGAAATATGCCGTTCGCTATAAGAATGTCTCTCGGGAACACCTTTCTTGCAAAGTCCAGATTCGGATAGTCGTGCTTGATGCAGAAGTCAATACCGCGTAAATATTTTTCAAGTAATTGCTGCATCGTCTCGTTATCACTCCAATCCTTATACCATTGGTCGCACAAACCAAGTTGTCTTGCCTTGTTTCGTAGAATATTGTTAAGTTCTTTCTCTTTCATGTTATTTAATTTTAATACCCTGTCCGTCTGGTGCCAAGCTATGTAGCAAGTTGTAGATGTCCTCTGCAAAGTTGGCATTCTTGTTAGTATTTCTCGCAATCTGCTCAAGCTGTACGAGTTGTGCGCGAGCTATGACTGGCATTTCCGATTGCCCCTGTACAATAGTGAGCAACTGCATGAGTGTAGCCTTATTCACGCTTACGTCTGCACGGATGGCATTGATATAGGATGCAAGAAGGTCTGCAGTACTCTCGGTGATATTCTTGATGCTTGATGAAGCAGAACTGCCGGAATCGTCCCTGATGGTATCTCCGTGGCGATTGGCAATCTGCTCAACACCATCGAGGAAGGCAGAAGTAACACGCGCTGCCTGGTCGGCATCGTCGTACATCTTGGCGAGAATTGCAAGACCTCGCTCGTCCATGCGTCCATCATTGGCCTCAAAGTACTTCATAAACTCGTCCATGTTCTTTTGAAGGAGAGGTTCGAGGTATTTCTGAGCGATAACCTTAGTGCCTACTTCCTTAATCATCTCGCTAACCTTCTTCTTATAGGCATCAACGGCATTCTCGCCGGATGCCCAGGCACCAACGAGAGCATCAGCCAAGCCAGCAGCCCAACTCTTGTAGTCGATACCGTACAGGTCTTTGGCCATTTCCTCAGCAAAGTAGCGAATCTGCATTTCGAGGTCCTTGATTTGTTGCTGCATGTCCTGAACTTTATCCCAATCGGTATCTTTTTTGTCCTCCTCTGATGAAATCTGACTGCGAAGCTCGTCTTGCTGAATCATCAATGCTGCCTTTTGAGCGTCGTAGTAGCTCTGACTCTGCTCAGCCTCTTTGATGGCTTCGTAGGTACGGTCTTGAATATGCTGATTAGATTTCATGTCAAAATAGTCACGCAAACTGCCAGATCCGTTCTTAACATTGTTCTCAGCACTCTTTCGCAGCTCGTACTTGCTGGTATACTCTTTCATCTTGTCGAGTACTTCTTCGTCAGCTCTTGCAACGTAGAGGCCACCCAACGTGTGCTCGAGAACGGTCTCAAGATTCTTCGTTAGGTTTTCCATCTCCTTTTGTCTGCGCTTAGAGGCTTCGATTTCCTTTTCAAGTGCTTCATCGTGACCACCAAAGAGAGCACCAATGGTACTTCCAAGAATGCTAACACCTGCACCGATGGCTGCACCCCAAGGGCCTGCGGATGCACCAAACAAAGCGGTTGCACCAAGTGCGCCACTGGCTGCACCGCCAAGAGCACCTTGCATTGCACCAAACACTTTGCCGACGTCTGTCATTCCCAACGTGTCAAAGAGCTTGATGACTGGATCAAGAGCACCAGCGAGTGTGTCAAACTTGTTTCTCAGGCCCTCAACTCCCTTTGTGAAGTCTGAACCTGCAGCCCTCTGGGCATCCTTGATTTGCTTCTTGGTGACTTTAGTGTTTGGACTAACACCAAGTACTTTCCCTAATTCTGTACCGGCAATATCACCATCTGCATGTGTTTTTTCTGCTCTACTGAGAATCCTCATACGGCTCATGGCATCACTCATGGCGAAGAATGGGTTGCGGTTTGCCAGCTCATTTCGCATCTTGGCAATGGCATTCTCCAATGCCTTCACGTCCTCAACACTGAGTCCTGCTGTATGACCAAATTGCTCAGTGGCATTCATCATGTCTCTCAGTGTCTCAGTGGTCACTCTGTCAAGGTCATCAAAAATCTTCACCCAATCAGTATTGGCCTTAAACTGCTCAAACTGCAAGTGGGCAACCTTCTCGTTATGCTCCTGGGTAGCACCTTGCTCTGCCTGCTGACGCAAGGATGGGTCTTTTATCTGCTTGATAAGTTCCAGTTGACGCTCATAGCGACGATTTTCATCATCTATCTGCTGGGCAAGGGTACGATTCTTGCTAACTGTCTCTTCCAACAACTGCAATGTCTCTTGCTTTATCTTTTTCTCGTTGGCAGCATAAGCCTCATACAGTTCAGAGAATATCTTGCTGTTCTCGCCGAACGTCTTGGCGAAGGTGTTCTTATCCATAGCGAACACATCTTCTGCCGTCATCGTTCCTTGTGGCTTTGCCGCAAGTGCTTCACGCATCTGACGTATCAATTCATCTTTATAGGTTGCACTCTGAATACTACCACCAAAAGCAAGATTCATGGCACCTTCCTTGTTGCCAGTCAGCTGATAGATTCGCTTATAGGTGTCGTACTGCTCACCGAGCATACTCAGCTGAGTTTTCAGCTCACTATTGATTTTGCTGATGGCATCTGCATCGGCTTTACGCTGATTGGAAACCTTATCTGCGTCAACGGAGTTGGCGAACTTTCTGCGAGCTTCTGTGTTCAACACAAAGCCTTTGGTAAGTTCGTCAAGACTCTGGCGATAATTGGTGACATCGCCAAGGTTCCAGCCAAAGACTTCTGCAAAGCCGTTATCTTTCAGGTAGTCAAGAGCACCTGAGCCGTATATCTTGGTGGCATTCTCTAACTCAGAATAGAACTTCTTATAGAGGTCAATACGATTCTTGAGGGCTTCGAGAGCGGTGTCTTTCTTCTCGCCACCTTTTCTTTGTCCCTTTGTCAGACTCTTATCGAATATCCACTGACCATCATTTAGACTGTCGTTGAGCTGGTCAAGCTCAGACTGCAATGCTTGTCTTTGCCCTCTGATGGTTGGAACAAGGTCTGGGTCGAGAACTGAGTTGTTGAGCTGCGTATCGTAGTTCTTAATCTTCTTTTCAAGATCAACCTTACGCTGACTTTGCTTCTTGCTGAATGCAATAAAGTCGCTGTTGGCTTCTTTCAAATCATTCTTACTCCACAATCCATAGCCCTTACCTTTCTGCCACTGGTCAAGCTCGTAAGGAAGTCCGGTAAGCTCGTTAGTGTTGATGACGGGTGTGATATAGAGTTGTGTATAGAATCCTTGTGCCACCCAAGAAGCGATACTATCCTTCGCGTCCTGAGAGCCTTTCTCCAGTCCATTTGCAAAGTTGGTGGCAATGGTGCGGAGCTTGGTTTTCTCTGCTTCGGTCAATTCTTCATAGCTCTTGCTGACATCAACACCAGCCTGCCGTGCAAGCACCTTGAGGTCTGTCATGGCATCAGGAATGATGTTATTCTTGATGTTATTCAGATGCTCTTCGCTTTCTTCAACAGACTTAGCATAGTCTTTGATTGCACTACCCCAAGGAGTATTGCCTGCGAAGTAACCAACAGCCTCATTCTCGTATGGACCAGTCATCAACAGGCGAAGATTCTCATAGAGATTCTTACCGTTAAGCTGTTCTGCAAGTTCTTTATGCTTTGTTTTCAAGGCATCAATCATCTGCTGATACTTTGAGCTGTAACGCTCAAGGGCAGACTGAGCCTTAAACTCGGCGTTTTGCAGGTCCTCGTAATCGCCCATCTCGTCATTGAGGTCTGAATTGTCAAGAGCCTCTTTGATGGCAGACTTTCCTCCAGGCGTACCCATGGCATCCAAAGCCTCTTGATATGCTTTGGCATTCTTTACCAAATTCTCAAGACGCTCGTTGATGTCATCAAAACCGCGACTATCCTGTACAACCTGTTTACCAGCATTGCCCATGCCAATAAGGGCCTCTTCAAGGGCTTCAACCTTCTTGAAAGGCTCGTCAGAACTATCACCAACATTCTTCAATGTGTTTGCAAGCTGGTTGGCATTCTGCTCAGCACTGCCAGATATGGAGTTTACAAGGTCATTCAGTCGCTCGTCAGACTCTTTGATGGTTGAATAAACAGAAGCCGCTACACCTGCTGCCGTTATAGCTAAACCAACCCAACCTCCAAAGAAGCCTAAAACACCATTAGCACCTACACCAAGCCATTTGCCCATCTTGCCCATTGGTGCTGCCGCTCCTGCAGCCGCACCAAGTCCTGACCAGTTGTTTGATGTTGCCATTTGGCGTATCTTTTCCTTGGTGATTCCCTGCTCCAAAGCAAGACGGTATGCTGCCAATCGGCTTATCTTTCCATCTTGAATTAGCTGCCGGGCCTTTTCGGATGATATAGCACCACTCTGTACGAGAAGAGCCTGCTCTCGAGAATTAAGAACGGTCTTTGTTCTGACAAGCTCCTTTTCAATAGCGTTAAGCTGCCTGCCATACATGACACGCTCACGGTCCAGTCGGTTAGCTTCCTGAATCTTAGCAAGCTTCATGTTCTCAATGGCCATTTCGCCACTGCGTCTCATGACGGCATTTCTGATGCCTTCTGCCATGTAACTGATTCCTTTGGCTGCTCCTAATGCAGAAAGAGCCAAAACCATCTTGTCAAGGTTCTGAGTCAGCAGAACGGCAAAGTCGAGCACCTGCTTGAACAAGAAGCCGGATGCGCTCGTCCCCTCAGCGATACTTCCTAACATAATCTGCCATGAGTCCTGTAGCTTCTGCCATTTACCATAGAGAGTATTAGCAAGCTCTTCCTGCATGTTAAAGAACTGGCCGCCTTGGCTGGTCATATCCCAAAGCACTTCCTTGACCATCTCAAAAGGAACGGCACGCGCACTGATCAACTTGAATACATCAGCCGTCGTGGTGAGTTTACCATTTAGCTGAGTGAACTTGTCTGCCAATGCCTGCACCATGGGAATACCTGCCTCAGTGAACTGACGCAATTCCTGTCCTCTCAGCACGGCTGCACTGCGTACCTGACCGTAGGCAAGGATAAGACGATTCATGTCAACACCAAGACCTGATGACATGTCGGCAAGTCTCTTGGTGGTGTCATAAAGCTCGTTGGCAGGAATCTGATATGCTGACAGCTGCTTGGCGTATGAGGTCAGCTCCATGAATGTTTTTGGTGACTCAATGGCCAATTCTTTCAACTGACCAAAGAGAATGTTGGCTTGTTGCACATCACCAAGGATATTCTGCAAGGCTACATGCTGCACCTCAAACTGGCCACCGATGGTAACGATGCTTCTCAGAACACGCTCCAATCCATACAAGCCTGCGTATGCACCAATCTGATTCTGTAGCTGTATGGTGATTCTGTTGGCTCTATTCCCGGCCTCGGCAACACGGTTGTAAGAAGAGATAAGGCCTTCGTTGACGTGTGCCAGCATGCCTACGGCATCTGCGGCTTTCTTGGCAGCATTTGCACGCTGATTCTTGGCTGCTGCATCATCAAGCTCTCGTTGCTTGCCTGCTGCAAGGGCTTCATTATACCTGCGTTGAATGGCGTTCAGCTCTTCCGTAACTTTCTCCCTCGTCCATGTTGGTGAAGTGAGCCGTCCAGACATCAGAAGGCCGTTCTCGTAGCTGACGTTATGAGACAGGCTTTGTATCTCTTGAATCTTTCTGCCAAGGGCTGCAAACTCAGCGGTCTGCTTACGGATTTGAGCAATCTTCTGCTGACTGATAGCGTCTGCACTAAGCTTGTTCAATGCAGACTGTATCTGCTTGTTGGTTTCCAGTCGGTTGTTATAGTCATTGGTGGCACTTGTCAGTCCACTTAACTCAGTCTTTACACGTCTCAGGAACTCTTCATAGTCGGGACCTGATGCACTCATAGGCATACCACCACCATTTCGCTCAGCACGTTTGACGGCTGACATTCTCGCGGATATGCTGTTGATAAGGCTGACAGAGCTTGAAATATCGGTACCAGGAGCAGCACCTACAATAGCATCAGACAACTGCTTGCGGTAACGTTGCAGTTCATAATACTTTGCCTTGAGGTCATCAATACGTTTTGACTCGTTGATGGCATTCTGAGCTTCAGCACGTTCCTTAGCCTCAATGTTGTCAACATAGCGAAGGGTGTCTTTTAGCATCAGTTCGATGTTTAGGCGTGTCTTTTCAAACTGAGCCTCACCCTTTGAGGTGGCCCTGTCGGGGTTTTTGAGGATGGCAGCAAACTCCTTGCGCACATTCTCAAGTTCCTTGCTCATTTCTTTAAGGCCTTTCTTCTCGTCTGCTGTAAGAGTTTTGGCACCTCTTAGGTCCGATATACGCTTCTGAGTAACATATATCTTGTCATAGACGTTGGAAATATCCAAGATGTTCTTATAGACATTCTTCAACTCTGCTGCGTCATCAGTAAGCATACCTGCCAGCTTCTCTGAATTACGCATCAGATTCTCGAGAACCTTAGAAATCTCGTCTCTTACACCCAGCTCAAACCAAAGTTTATCTGCTGCTGCCATAGTTGTTATCCTGTTTATATTGTTATGTGGCTTGTGACCACTATGATTATTCTACTTTTCCTTCCATGAAGTCATTCAGAGAGAATGTCTTACCTGCGTAGGTCTTGCCGTTGCGGTCTTTCTTCCATGCCTCTACCAAATCCTTCATTTCGTCCTCTTCCTGTTTGGTGGCAATCATCGACTTCTTGCCTCTCTTATCCTTGTTAGAGCTATAATCTACGGTAGGCTGGTCAATAATCATCAAGTCTATCTGTACTGACGTATAACCGAAACGCCATCCGTATTCCATGATGCCCATGAAGGGGATAAACAGGAATGGGAATTTTTCTGCTACGGAGTGATTGCCTCCCCATGTTGTGCGACTTGGCCACGCTCGTGTCGAGCTGTCGTCATCATCGTGTCCATTGCCTCTATCATCAATACGGTAATCAGACCTAATGCGTCTGATCGCTCCTTGATTTTTTTTTTACTGGTTAGAATGACTTCCATCTGGAATGCTGAGCAACGTTCTCGCTTCACATACCAAATCCAACGCCAGTATATCCAATAGCCCAACCAGCTTAACAGCCATGTTAGGAAGCCACTCCTACGGTCTAACTTGATTAGAGAGAACCATTTCACAATACGTTTTTCGGCATTCTTTTCTTTCAGCATCAGGTGTGCTATACGGGCCTCGGTGTCTTTGTGTAGCCATCCGATGGTTGTAACACGACCATCAACTTCTATGGTTTCTCTCTCGTTTCTTGTTAGGTCGCTTAGTAGCTCCTGTACGTCTATCTCTGGTTGTTTTACTTCTGTCATTTATGGGAATTTTTTATTTTATGAGAAAATCCAAAAAGAATGTAACTAATTGGTTATCAACATGTTCTTATTTTCTTCTATTTTATTTCTTCTTTTTTTCTGCCACTTTTTGAAAGAAAAGAGTGGCGAAGCGGAATGCCCGCCCGCCACTCGGTTTCTCTCTCTTGAAGGGCTTGGTTAAGCCTTCTTCTTCAAGAAGATGATGTCGGGGTTCGTGCCGTCGCTCTCGATGGAACCGTTGAAGTCAACAGCAAGCACACCCTTAGCGTCTGAGTCAAGCACAAGACTTGCAAACAGGGCAGTGTTGTTGATGACCATGATGCGGTCCTTAGAACTGTTCACGATAAGCCAAGTACCCTGCACCTTCTTGTTCTTGAGGATAAGGGCAAGACCCTCGTAGTCCACACTGTCAACCGTGCCAGTGATTGCGCTAACAGCGTCATCACCAAAGGCCAGCTTGAGGATGTCCTCGGAGATAGAAGGAACACGGAAGCTGTAATCTACCTCACCCGGCTCACTGTCGGTAATCCAGGCACCAGCAAGGCCGATAACCTTGTATTTCTCGACATCAGCTTCGCCCTGCTCGAAGTTCAGGGAGTCAACCTTACAGGGAACGTCCAGCTCAGGGGTTACGGTGAAAGTCTTGACAAGCGTGTAATAGGTCTTGCTTTCCCCGGGGGTGGTGTCTGTTGTCTTGGAATACACGTCGCCAGCCCCTTTTTCGTACCATCCTTCTTGTGCAGGGTTTTTTCCGGTGGTTGACGTTACAGCTTCATAGCTGTCTTCGAGTTCCAGTATGCCACTCTGATAGAGCAATGAGCTGGGGCCACTGAACTTGTCTGCTAATTGAGATTTTGTCTTCATATCAGTAAACTTTAAAAGTGAATAAATAATTTATACCATTGTTGTCATCTTTGCTTGTATGCGCGTATAGTGGTAGCCGTGTCCGTCGCTTGATGCAGGAATAACCGTACGTGGAAAGTCTATCTTGAACTGGTTGGGTACGATGATTGGAAACTTTTCCATCAACGCCTTTCTCAGTCGTTTCATTGCAGGCTGATTGAACTCCTTCGGGTTGCTTCTGGTTTTCCTGTCAGCAACATATATCTCAAAGACAACGGTCATGTCAAACCACCAGTCATCAGCCTCACCGAGAGTCTTGTTGACGGCAGAGTATGGCAGGGAAACGACGACAAACTCTGTCAGTGTCTCGTCGGAGGCATTGGGACGCTCCTGTAGGAACGTCTTTTCGCACACCTTCTGCGCTTCCTTATCCATTGTCTCAAGTATATCCTCTGGAGTGATCATAATCATGCAAACCTAAACTCTCTGATGTCACCACCACGACTTTCAATGTCATCGGCTATCTGTAAAAGAACCTTATTGCCGCCTACCATCTTGGCATAATCGACAACAGTAACAATCCTATACGCTAACGATTCCTGACCTTTCTTCACTCTTGGAGCGTATCTGCTCAGCCACCTCACCACTTCTGCGTCAGCTAAGATGTGACGCATACCTTCTGGTGCCTTAAAGGTGTGTTCCTGGGTGCTGCCATCATAACGCTGACGGCCCTTGAGGAACTTGTCACCTTCTGCGAGCGTCAACTGAATGGGTGATTCCCCTTCAATATCGTTGCTGGTAGCACAGGCAATGAACTCGCCGTTCCTGTAAATGGCAATGCCAAAGGAGTTGATGTAGTTACCCGTCATGTCAGACATTTTCAGCTCTTCCATTTTCTCACGGGCAAAGTCATGTATCTCAGACATGACCGATGGCAATGCTCTCAGCATCTCACGCTGGGCCTTGTTGTAAGCATTCTTGCGGAGATTATCATAGACTTGTTTGATGTTGCTTCTGCGTACTGCCATAAACGCTACTCCACATTGGCATTTCGGTTCATTTCTCCATAAATTACGCTGCGGTTGTTGTCAGGCTCGAAGTCCTTGACTTCCCATTCCTCGGTGATATTACCCTTTACTGCTATCAGAACGTCACCCGACATTGGTATCAGGCTGTTCCACTCGTCAAAGCGAACTGGAATACTGGCCTTGCGCTTGTTGCTGTCAACTTTAGCGTCTCCCGTTGTCGTGGTGTCTGTATAGCTGCGGCCTATACCCTCATAGACGATTTGCTCTGCAAGCTCTCTTTCGGAGTACCTGTCTGACAATTCTCGTCTCACTATCTTGATAGTGTGAGGGTATCGCGGATTACTGACCTTATTCTTCCTCATAGCCTATTCAATAATATGGGGAAGTGGAATGCCAGCCTCGTTGTAGTCACAGGGCTGAATCCCAAAGCTGCTTACATTTACTTCAACAGAGTCATCGTAGTCAAACTCTTCGCCATACTTTTCATAGATGGACTTGGCGTAAGCAAGCATACGGTCTTTATCTTCATCCGTCAACTGATAGCCGCCTTCGGAATGGCTCCAACCGTTATCAGAGTCAGAAGTGGAGTTGACCTTTGTAGGACCCATACAAATCCATATATAAAGGTCTGCTTGCAGCAGGTCGCGCTCGCGTTGATCAACATTGGCATAAGCCTCCGTCGTATCAATGCTACGGTCTGCACACTTCGCTTTTACCACCTCTTCAGGAACAGCAAAGCTTACACAACCGAAGAGGTAGTCCGCGATTGTGTAAGTCTTTGCTTGCTGTCCGTTGTTATCGCTCATACAGGCTTATGAATGAACTTAACCCATAATGTTCAGATAGTAGAACCAGCGGGTCTGAGTGGGAACACACAGAGTCTGGCTCTCGGATTTCGTCTTGATGGTCATGTGCTCACCGTCACGAATCTCGCGAATCAGCGTGCGACCACCGTCGAACAGTGCGCTGCGGGTATTGCCAGAATCAATGAAGATAGGCTTACCGCTCTGAACACTACCGATGTCACCGTTGGGAACATATACCAACACGCCTTCCTTGAAGGCCTGGATGTTCTTATAGGCGGCTTTCCTGGTCTTCGGATTGATGAACTCAACGCTACCAACGGCATCAATGACTTCGATGCGTCCGATACGGTTCTGGATATACGTCCAGATAATATCTTCCTCAAGGGTGTTAGCCCATGCTACGCGGGTGTCGTCACTGGTGATGTCCGGGCGTGTGGCAAGAGCGTACATCTGACGGAAGTACGGCATGGCCAGCAGGTCCTCCTTTGTGCGCTTGGAGCACTCCCAGTGTCCTGCAGGGGCAAAGTCGTTCTCTTCGGCATCGCGGATAATCTTCTTGGCAACATCAATGGGCTTGGTGCTGCCGCTCGTCACGCCAGCATTCTGACTGACAGTGCCATCCTTCGACTTCGTGAACCAAACACTGGTAGTCTTGTTCTTGGAAGGAACACCAAAGTCAATCTCAAGAGGCAGGCCATAGGGGTTGTTCTCGGCATTGATGATAAGTTTACCTTCGTTGCCGACAATCTGATGACGCTGGAACATAACCGTATTGAAGTTACCACCAATAAGGTCATCTGTAGCAGTAAAGAACAGACCCATAACAGCATCAACAATCTCGTTGTTCATGCCACCGAGAGCGTCCGTGAGGGCCATCTTTTCCTTAATCTTCTTACGGTCGAGGTAAACCTCATGCTTGAAGATGGGGATTTCACCACTCTTCAGCATCATACCGTCAACACTCTTAGAAGGACCGTCAGAGTCGTAGTCCACGTAGGCAGCCATTGTGTAAGGACGGATGGTAGCCTCAATCTGCTCGTAGGTCGGGTGCAACTTGATGTCCGGGTCGAGGGGGAAACCCATCTGAGCGTAGGTCTTCTCGGCGTTCCACTTCTCGGCAAACATGTCGTTAAGATACATGTCAAGACTAACCTGACCGTTCACAACGTAGCCCATCGAGGCAAGACCCTGGGCTATGAAATCGTAAAATTGTGCGTCTCTAATCATAATCTGCTCCTTTCTTATTCAGAGGTTACAGTTACTACACACTCAGCAGTACGTACATGACCGCCAATGTTGGCACTGGCAATAATGGTGGCGGTACCTGCTGCAACACCAGTAACGGTTCCGTCGGAAACGGTGGCTACGCTGGTGTCGCTCGACTCCCAAGTGACAGTCTCGCCAGCGGGATCGGTGGTGGCAGTCAACGATGTCGTACCTAAAGCGGCAACGGTTGCCGTACTCTTGTCTAATGAGATGCTGCCGAGAAGTGCCTTGTAGGCATCTTTGCGCAGACGTTCAAAGGTGATGTTCGGGAAAAGACGGTTCTCCACACGAGCGGGAACGTCAACAGCATCACCCCACAGCTTGCCCTCGATGACGATGGCAACACTGGCAAAGTAGGTGCCCTCCACAACCTTTACGTCGTGGCGGGTAAGACCATTCACAGAGTCGAGCTTGGTATTATTGTCTGTACTCTTGATAATCTCAGCAAAGTCGCTCTCGTTATCAAAATGCACCATCGTACCAGCAGGAATAACCGTACCTGCAGCAATGCCGGTAAGGTTAAGCTTACGACCAAAGTGAATCATCTTCTTGACATCAATCCAACACTCAACGTTACCACCAAACATTTCGGTGGAACGCTTACTGATGGTGTTGTCAGTTCCTCTGTTGTAAATGTCCATGATGAATCTCTTTAATTAATTAATAATGTTACCTGAAAATCTTTTTACCTCAAAAGAGACTGATTATTTCTTCTCTTCGGGTTTAGGGAGCCTTCCGCGAGCACGCATCTTAGCCTTGAAGGCTTCACGTTTCTCGATAGCTTCCTTGTCTGGTCCGTCGGTACGATGCTCCTGACCCTTGCGGGGACGCTCGAACTTGATGCCAGCATCCTTCAACTCCTGATAGTAGGCTTCCTCTGCGTCCTTTGCCAGCTTGGCAATGTCGTGAGTCTGACCTTCTTCGAGTGTAGGGAGCTTAATCTTGGCAATAGTAGCGTTGACGAAATACGAGTTAGGGGTGATTTTCCCTTCCTTGAACGTCTCATTAAGCTTGTTGCGGACCTGGGCGATAACAGCATCATTTGCTGCCTTTTCGTCCTTTTCTTTGAGAGACTTCTTCAACTCCGCAATCTCATCTTTCATAGCTTTCAGCTCGGGATTGTCATCGTCTTGCTGCTGCTGTTGCTGATTAGGTTTTGGAGGTTGCTGCTGCGGATGCTTCTTCTTCCAGTCTGTAATCTGGTTGCCTGCCTCCTTTGCTACGTTACCGTTCATTCGGAGTAAACGCTGGGCAATCCGCTTGCAACATGCTTCGTCAAAATGAGAATCGTCGGTGATTCCTTCAAGTTCTGCATCTAACTCTGCGTTAATAGTCTCTTCGCTGAGCACTGTGATGCGTGATTCGCCATACTGTGCTTCTACTAATGGTCTGAGTGATTCTCTATCCATGATTTTTAAAGTTTAAAATTGATGATTTCAATCGTTATCCTTTGTTGCGGAAGCAGGACTCGAACCTGCGACCTCCTACGTTATGAGCGTAGCGAGCTACCAGCTGCTCCATTCCGCGATATTTTGCATAAATATGCTAATTTTCTGCAAAAATATGAATAAAAATTGTATAAAACAAATATTTTTGCGTATTTTTGCAGAAAATTATGAATAATTATTCAATTTCGGGGTAGATGGAAAAGTTTTCAGGACTTAAAATGCCCGATGGTGAGCCGATTCTGACTCAAGAGTACATCAATACCCTCCAGCAGCAGGCGATTGCAAAAAAACTCAAAAATGCAATCGTGCCACAGGCTGGAGGGCAAGAAAACATGCTCGCTACCAATGTGGATATACTGATTTGTGGTGGTTCACGTGGTGGAAGTAAAAGTTTTTCGGGATTGATGGAAGCACAAAAAGATATATTAAACCCCGATTTCCATGCAGCCGTATTCAGAAACAACAAGAAAGCCATGGAAAAACTGATACGCGACTCACGTAAGCTTTTTTCACAATTTGGCACTTATAACAAGTCTCAGTCTGATATGACTTGGAACTTCTCTGCAGGCGGCACCCTTGGCTTCTACTACCATGATGACAGCTATGACGATTTCAAAGAACGCTTCCAAGGTCAGGAATACGCCTACATTTTCATAGACGAGATAACACACATCGAATACAACAAGTTCAAATATCTCACGACGTGTAACCGTAATGCCTACGGCATTCGCAACCGCTTTTGGGGTACTTGTAACCCTGACCCTCGCTCATGGGTACGTCAGTTCATTGACTGGTGGATTGATAAGAACGGGTATATCGACCCGGAACGTGACGGAAAGGTACGCTACTGCTTCATGAAGGGTGACCGCATCAATCAGATTGTCTGGGGTGATACTCGCGAAGAGGTGTATCTCAAGTGTAAGGATGAAATTGATGAAGTATGGAATCCTAAGTTTGATGAATACGGCATGACGAAGGAGCAGATGGTAATGTCGGTGGCTTTCGTACGTGCTGACCTGTCACAGAACCCCATGCTTCTTCTCTCTGACCCAACGTATCTTGCACGTCTGGCACAGCAGGACAAAGGACAGGTGTTACGAGACCTTAAAGCCAACTGGAATGCTTCTGAGGCTGGTGATGACATGATTTCCTATGACGAGCTTGAATCTGTGTTCGCCAATGCTTACCAGTATGGTGATGGCATCAGACGATGCACGGCTGATATTGCGCTTGAAGGTGGTGATAATCTTGTCATGTATCTGTGGATAGGATGGCATGTTGCTGACTTCTGTTGTGTCAACGTCAATTCCAAGACGGCTGTTTCTGTCATTCGGCATAAGTTGAAGGAATGGGGAGTGTTGGAAGAGAATTTTTGCTATGACCTGCAGGGTGTAGGACAGCTCGTAAAGGGATTTTTCCCCGAAGCCATACCATTCAACAACCAGGCAGCTCCTATTGCTGACGAGGATGATGACTATGATGACGGGGTGAAGTATCTTTACAAAGACCTTAAATCGCAGTGTGCATATCTCACCTACCGCAAGCTCAAGGAGTTGAACATATCTTTCGACGCAAGCCTGCTTGACAGGAAGGTGTCGGGTAATGGCTACGAGGATATTATGCTTCGTGATGTGTTACAGAAGGAGCGTATGTCATTGCGTCGTGATCCAGACACAAAGGACAAGGGTTTCTGCCTGATGCCAAAGAAAAAATCGAAGGTAATAGTAGGACACTCGCCTGACTGGTGGGAGTCTCTGTATTTCCGAGCGTACTTTGACATTGCAGAACCCGTACAGATGGAAGTAGAAAACTCATGGATGCTGGGGGCAGACATGGAAATGGATTTTGATATGGAGTTTAATTAAAACAGGATAACAATATGGCAAAGAGATTTGATTTCAAGGAAGTTCTCGTTCGCAAGCCTATCTACAAAGTCTTACCAAGCGAAACGAATTTAAAGTTTGAGACCTATCAGGGTAGCGACATGTCGGAACCTGATGACCCTCTTAAGCTACAGGTATATACGCAGTCACAGATGTTACGTGAATATTACCCGTCGGCTCACAATATCAACAATCCTGTTCTATATCCCGATGTGTGGAAGGAAATGCCAGTACCGGGAAAGCCGAATCAAAAGAGGTATTTCCGTCAGCCCATCACTCGTAGCGCTATGGCTTTCCAGCGCGTCATCAAAATCAAGCGTAATACGCATGTGTGTGGTAACGATATGCAGTTTGAGTTGGCATCCAAGAGTCGTAACGAAAAGAAAACGCTCCAAGACACGCTGTCGTTGCTGGACTTCAAGGAAGGCTGGCTGACAATGGGAATGGAAGAGCGTTTCTATGAGGCTGTTGATTCTATCAACACCGTTGCGGATGCTGCCGTGGTTGGCTTCTTTGATGAAAACGGCGAGCCTCAGACGCGCACATTCTCCTTCATCAACTGCGATAAGCTCTATCCGCACTACGACCCCATCACGGGACGCATGAGACTCTTTGCCCGTAAGTATTACGACCTTGATGAAGACGGAAAGCACACCACTGAATGGGTAGAGGTGTGGGATGATGAATACCTGTATCGCTTCAAGCGTGACGTGAAGAGTATTTCTTCTGCCATTCTTGACATCTTCGGACTCAACGGATTCAAGCAGGTGGGCGAACCTCAGAAGCACGGATTCCCATTCATTCCTGTTGCCTATCACGTCAATCCCGAAGGTCCGGCATGGGCTTTCTCGCAGGACACTATTGAGAAATACGAAGAGGCCATGTCGTATTTCTTCGAGAACAACAAGGCATACGCTTTCCCGATATTCTATGCTAAGGGCAAGGGCGTAAAGCTCAGCGGAAACATGAATGGTGCTGTCAAGGCGGTGGCCATCAGTGACCCCAAGGGTGAAGCTGGATTCCTCAAGCAAGAGGACGTTTCAAACTCTTACAACACACTCCTTATCAAGCTCTACGACCTTATCTACGAGCAGTCGTTTGCCGTCAAGCCGCCTGAATTGAAGTCTGGCGACCTGCCAGGAGTAGCCGTTAAGCTATTGTTCTCTCCTGCCATCGAGCAAGCTATTGGTGATGCTGCACGTCTGCAGCCGTTCGTGGAACAGCTGGTACGTATCGTCAAGTATGCTTGGGGATATAAGCTAAACCATCCGGCTACACTCATGGCTCTACCTATCAAGTCGTGGATTGAGCCGTACATTCATCAGAACGATAGCGAGCTGATGACGAACCTCGCCACTGGCGTACAGCAGGGCTTCATTTCCAAGCAGACGGCATCAGAGCGGGCATCGAAGTACACGAAGAATGACGAAGTGGATCGTCTGCTGAAAGAGTATAAGCAGAAGCAGGAACTCGACCTTCTCTATGAAATCAGAAAGAAGAAGGCTGAGGTGGAGGCTGAGATTGAAAAGCTCAAGCAGACATCGAAGATTCAAGCCAAGCAGGGTAATGTCCGCACTGGCAACGGACGAACTCGTACCACTGACGAGAACGGTAACCACGAAGGAGAGAATAATTGGGACACATGGAACGAAACGCATTAAGATATGGACGTAACAGTATCATCGAAGACTAACAAGCTCGCTCGCTCATTAGGCCTTACTCCTGAGCAGATGGCTTTCGCTGACCTCATAACGCAAGGATGGCCAGAGGAAGATGCGTATGCCGTGGCTATCCGTACTGGCATGGCAACATGGAACCGTGCAGCTATCAAGGATGAAGTGGCAAAGATTCTTTCTTCTACTGCCGTACAGAAGCGTATCGCTGCCAACAAAGAGGTACTTCGAGAGTCGCAGGTGAAGAAGATTCAGAAGGATATGAAGGAGAATGCTGACGAGCTTCTTGAACTGGCTACCAATAAGGAGAAAAAGCTGATAGAGCTGCAGACCATCCTTAAAGGACTAAAGCCTGGCTCCACGGAGTACAACAAGGTCAATGACCAGATTATCAATATCTCCCGAATGAAACAGAATGAGGTAAAGACGGATGACAAGACCATCCACTACTACCTGCCTGTCTCATATCCTACTGGCTGTCACGACTGCCTGTATTCTCGATGCAACGAATGTCGGCATAAGCGAGAATGCGAAGAAAGAAAGAAAACTGAGGAATAACAACACTTCTTATAAAGACAACGTTAACTTTTTTTGTATCATACGAAGAGAGAGAAGGGGAGCCACTTGTGAAAGCAGCTCCCCTTTGTTGTGTCTATTGCTGTGTTACGACGATCATTCGTCAAAATGCTCACAAGCTCTGTCGCTAAGTAGTACACAAAACTTTCCGTCTTTATACCAAGGGCATCTTCCCATGGTTGGCTTGCGTCCGTGAACACTCAGCGTATGGTGTGAGGTCTCTGGAGTGCAGTTCTTACATTCGCCACACTTCCTGCCCACCCATTTCTTGTGCTGTTCGGGTTTGGGTTGTGGATTTGGTCTCCTATAGACAGTCATACTATAAGCCTACCTCTATCTTACGACCATACTCTGCCAAGAGCAAGGCATCACAGACGGCAAGCGTCACACGCTCCTTGGGGAATAACTGTTGCGCCTTGGCTTTCAGCTTATTCTTCCACTCTGTCTTAGAAGCAGCTGATGACTTGCCAAGCTGGTAGGACTTCTCCCACTTGTTGGGTGTGACATCGTTCGTCTTGATACCCAAAGCAAGAAGGGCCATTTCAAGATGACCGCAATGACGGGCAAAGGTAGCGGTAGCCTTGGAACTCTGACCAGGCATACCAGTACCAACCTTCTCGAGATAGCATACACCGTCATTGCTGAACAGGGTAGAACTGGAATACTTTCTCAGACACTCCAAAATATCTTGTGGAGTGTCGGGCATCTTACGGACATCAATGACGTTTCCGTCAATATCCAACACAGCAATACCACCGTTGGCTCCTGGGTCTATTCCTATAATATACTTCATAACAGCTTCTTTCTTAAGTCCTTGATATGTTCGGTAATCGTAGTCAGGCGGTCTGTAGTCAGACTGTCATTGCAGACAGGGATGAAGTTAGGCAACTCAACCTTTGGGTTCTCGATGGCACAGCAGAGCTGATCCAAATAGTCCGTAACCCTTACGTGGTCCTCGATAATCTCTATACAATCCTTACTTTTCTCCATCTGCTAACTCCTTTGACATTTCTGCAAGTTTTGCCTTGGCTTCTTCATCAGCCTTTACCTCTTCGAGAATCTTGTCATCCTCTGCCTTCTCTTCGGCAGTCTCAGCAGTACCAGCAAATGCTTTCTGACGCTCAATGAGGGCTTTCAGAGCATTGGCCTTGTCCTCGTAATACTTCTGGTCGCCAGTGGTGCACACATCAGTCATCCACATGCCAAAGACATGAAGAATGTCGGCAACACTGTTCTGAGAAAGCGTCTCACCATTCTCTTGGGCTTCGAGAGCTGCAGGGATGCAGTAGTCAAGCCAACGGAATACCTGTGTGTTGAAGCAGAACGTCAGGGCAAAGATACCACTGATGGCTTCTACCTTGATGTAAGGGATTCCGGCGCGTGCAAGCTGCTTCTTCAATCCGGCAGGCACGTTCTCGTCGGCACGCAGACCTTTGAGCTGGCTCTTACTCAGCGATTTCGTGAACTTGAGAACTTTATAGTTCCCGATTTTGATTTCCTTACCAAACGGCAAAGAGGGTCTTTCTTTCTTTTCTTCCATGTTAATGTTTATATAGATATTGTTTACACTTAAATCCCTTTCTTGGCTCGTAATCTTCAAAACTCATCGACTTAAACAACCATGCCCTGTTTGCCCATCGCGATAAGTCTTTTTCGTACTGTGTAGGTTTCCTTTCGTTGTTGTAGTCTCGGTATGCCTGTACAAACGGAAGAATCCCCAGTGATTTCAGAACATTCAACCGCCACAAATCCTGTTCGATGGTCGAGTTAAACCCAACAAGCACATAACAGGTTATCTTGTATGGCTTAATATGCTTAGTCATGGTTTTCAGTCGCTCTGTCAAGTCTATCTGTGGTAAATCCCATGCTACATGAACCCCACCTTTAAGTCTCAATGAGTTTATGGCATACGACATTTCCTCGTCCATGATTCGCACATCAACGCCGTGGAATTTTACTGGTTGCTTGGTCTGTTTAAGGTATTTTACAGCCGAACGCCATTCAGGATTAGCAAAGAAATTGTTGTCAAGAACCTCTATCCATTCACCATTAGGATTTAATTCCATTGGCTCGACAGGACGGATGCCGCCTTCCTTATCATGAACAAGGCAAAACGGACAATGCCTGATGCAGCCACGAGAGAAAAACTGCACCGAAAAACGGTACTGAGGATATAGACTGTAATCCAAGCCTTTATGCATATCTATTGGGGGGGGCAAAATACTCTTGATGTCATATCCTGTTCCACCTTTCACAAACTCGTCTGCATAGTAGTTGTTTATGTCTATGTCGGGCGAAAATGTGAAAACCTTGCTCATATAGATACGGTCATAGACATGATGCATGGGCATACTTTCAGAAATAAACAAGTCAGTCTGCACCGCCTTGCATCTCGGTTTCGCCCATTCAACAATATCTCCACGCCGTTTGTGCCAAGACGAAATCTTCATCAACGCTATATTCGGAAAGTTATGTCCGTCAACATCTATTAACCCCACTTCCATGTTAATCGTCTTCTTTTATGAATGTTCCTTTTTCTTCTACGTAATCTACTTGAAGGTTGGCATCGTTGATGACAAACTTCTCTTTCAGACGCTCAGCATTACAGCCATAGACAATATAGCTGTTGCCGTCCTGGGAGCGTTTCTTGCCAAAGCCAAGCTTACTCATGGTATGCCCGAACTTCTGAGCAGTAACAGGCTCAACATCGTTATCCTTGCAGAAACGATTGAGGCTTTCAATCATTTCCGATGAAGGAATAAGGGTGTACTCTTCATGTACGGCATGGGCCTCTTTGCGCATCTGATAGCTGTTGACCCAAGCCAACACAGGATTCATCTGCAGCTGTGCAAGCAATATCTGTCTGCGGTTGCCCTCGCTCGATGGGAATACGAACTTCCTACGTTTCAACTCTCTACTGCCTCGCAATATCCAGTTGAAGATGCCTGGGTACTCTGCAACTAACTCGCGGCTCAAAGCAGGATTCTGCTTTTCCTTCGGAATGGTAATCTCGAAGCTGATGAACTGCAAGCGTCTGATAAAGCCAAGGCTTTGGTCATCGGAATATGGCAACTCATTGAGGTTGAAGATAAGGAAGGGTATATTGTAGTTCTCGCGAACGTCCTCACCAAGCTTCCTGTCCGTAACACTCTCACCAGACACGATACGCTTGAATACTCCCGTGCGCTTTCTGCCAAAGGTACGCTGGTCTGAGTCTGATGACCAGTTGAAGATGGCATCACGCAACAGCCTACGAGCACGCATACCTTCATCACCTGTCGCAGTAAGATCGTCGTAGTCGAGTCCGCTGATACGCTCCTTGCCAAAGATACCTATCGCGGTATCGTAGATGGTGCTCTTGCCGTTGGCTCCTGCACCAAGGAGTATCAGACACAACTCAATCTTTGCGGCATTCTTGCCCTCGTAGGGATTGTACACCGTACCACGCTCCATCAGCCCAAGGCCCAAAAACATCTGTAGTATCAGGCGGCTGTTCTTATCGGGCAACACCTCATGCAAGAAGTTGTTCCACTTGTTGCACTTGGCATTCTCCTTATACTCATACGGATGGTAGTACGTCACATGATACTCAGGACTGAAAGGAAACAGCCTGTACTCGCGCAAATCCAACACACCATTCTTGAAAGCTATCAGGTCCGGCCTTGGGATAAGCTGGTTGTAATAGCGGATGATGTCGATGAAGTATTTCTTGCAGACGGTCTTCTCACCAATCATCGGAACTATCCTCAGATGCTCCAAAAGAAGGTCGTAGGCGGTCACTATCAGCTCTTCGCGGATGGTGACATATATCTTGCCGTCAAAGAGGTAGAAGCTGCCATCGTAATACTTGATAGCGGCTTCCTTGGCCATCTTCCTTATCTTCTCGATGAAGTCCAGCTTCTTCTCTTGGTAGGCCTCGGAAGTCCTGTAGCCCCAGCTACCCTTGAACTTCTCGAAATTATAGTCACCGCCAGAGCATAGCTGCAAGAGACTCGCAAATATCTGATTGATAACTGTACTATCTGTCATTTCTTTATCATTTCGTATGGAAGGCGGGACTCGAACCCACAACCTGACGTGCACGACGTCGCTCTACCAGCGTCAGACTACCGACTTATAGCTACTTCCATACCAGTAATGCCTACTTCACGTTCCACATCTTCGTCGTTCCGTCAGCATTGAACAGAACGTCGATATTGGCTCCTTGCTTCTGGGCAATAATATCCCATGCCTTGAGCTGAATAAACTGAGCTGCAGTCAATCCCATTTCCTGCTGATAAGCCTTGTCTGCAATAGCTCGCTGCCTCTCGGCCTTCTCACGCGCTAATTGAACTTCGGCCTCACGCTCTTGGGTCTGCTTTGCCTGCACGGCCTTGGCAGTACGATTCATTTCCGCAAGCTGGTCTTTATTGGGAATGGCCTTGCCAATGATTACCTGTTTTATCTCAATGGGGAAATCCTTCTCTTTCGATAGCTCAGCTACAAAGTCACGCATTTCCTTCAATAGCTTCTGGTCTATCTCGTTCAGAACCTCTCTATTACTCATGAGGTCAAATGGCGAATGCTGAGACACATAATCACGTACGCGATTACAATAATGGTTGTAAAGGTTGGTGTTGAACCAGTCCTTTCCGTAATTCTGCAGCAATACAGGCGATTTACCCTTCTTAATCTGAGTGATAATGACGGTGTGGAAATCCAGAGGTGTATTGTCGTTCGAAACGAGGTCCTCCATATCGACCTGTTGCTTCTGAGGAACAATCTTGAAGGTCTCGCTGCCAGTAGACCACCAACACCATGAAAGACCAGTCTCTACGGCATCATCATCAACACCACCATGACCCCATAGCATGGGATGGTAGATAAGGACTGTTTCTTCATCAGCAGAAGGAGCAACCCAATGACAACTCGTAAGCGCAATGTTTACAAAAACTACTGCCAAAAGCAAAATCAGTTTCTTCATGTCTTTGTTGATTTAATTATTTATTGAACACACGCGCCCAGAAGCCTCTGTTCTCAAGCTCCGTGATACGCTTCTTATACTGGTCGTTGAAAGCACTCAGATTCTCGTTGGCACGCTTCTGACGGTCCAGCTCGTCTTCCATGAGTTTGTTGGACTGCTCAAGGGCGGTATTCTTTGCCTTCAACTTATCGTTGTCTTCCTGGAGAATAGCCAAATCCTTGGCCATCTTCTCATTGCAGCCCTTAACCTCATCCAGATGGTCTTTCAGCTCGGATTTCTCCTTCGATAACAGATCAATCTTTGTGTTCTTGACTTTGATGTTCGCCTCCAACTGATCACACACCTTGGCAAAGTGTATATGCAGCCTGCGCTCATTCTCAAGGCCAGATTTCAACTCGTTCACCTCCTTCAAAGTAGGACGGATGCGCTTCTTTACCACCTTGAACGGCATTGCCTCGCCATTATAGCGGTTTTCGGTGTAGTTTTCCGTATCTTCCGGGGTATATTCCTCACCAGCCTTAACGGTACACGTCTTGGCATCGTACTTGAGGCCGTTGGCCTCTAACACTTGGAAGAAACGCTTCCTCTCACGCGCATTGGCGTGACGAGCATAGCGCATATCCGTTCCGGCAGGAGCATCGGACGTACAATAAGGAGGAACGGCATCGTAGAACACTCCCTCGGCACCATCACCAGCCTTGCCGTAACCTGTTTCACCTACTAAGATACGGACATTACCGAATCCACTGACAATCACATCACCTTTCTTGAAAATTCTGTCTTTCGCAATCATGGCTCAAAAATTTATTTAGGTTCTGTATATGATACTGGTTCCCATAGCTCAAGTCCTGTAAAAAGAATTGGAGCAACAATAGTTTCACTCAAGACAACGCTCCACACAATATTTCCTGTGCAAAGCTCATAATTAACACCATCGACTGCCTTCTCTTTGGTCATCCATCCGTAAGGCTGTGCAATAAACTCAGTGCCGTCAGCCTTCTTGAAGGTCTTATTGTCGGCACAACTCGTTAATAGCATTGCTGCAATGGCAGCGAAAAGAATAATTTTCTTCATTACTTACAATTCTGCACTCCAAATCATATTCATTACTTCTTCGTAACTCTCCACAACTTCAAGGTTGTGGCCGCTATAGTAGATTTCAGTATGAGCTGGCTTCACTGCACCATACACTCCCTTCTCTTCCTTGTAGGACTCAACGGCCGTTATACAATCGGACCGAATGGCACAGATGCAGCCGTCAACCAACGCATGGACTTCTATAAAATCTTTACTGCTTGCCATCGTCCTCGGTATTTGATGATTCGGTGATAACATCAGACTTGTTGCAGGTAAGCAACACTGGCTGCAAAGCCTGCCCGAAAGTCATCACTCCCAACCAAATCTTTCCTTCCTTCATCACCTGCTGCTTCTCTTCATCTGTCAGTTCCCAACAGGAAACAACAACATCACCATTAACCATAGCAGGTAAATGCTGGTACTCCGGCTGATTGGCACCAAACGTAGCGTTCGATTCGGCAAACTTGACTGGCTTCATTCCGCACCTCCTTTCAATAGCTCAATGGCACGCTCCAAAGCCTCGTCAACTACACTGTCACGAAGACAACGCTCGAACTTGCGGCCCTTCTTCACCTTCTCACGCTCAGCACGATAAGACTCAAGTAACTTGACACAGCGAGACTTCGACATCTTGCCGTCACCATCAGCAGGAACCAGACGGTCTGTACGATGTACGTTACCCGTCCTGGCCATCTCGCGAATCTTCTTCAACGTCTCTTCGCTCGGCTTGAAATCAAAGTGGCTACGAATCATATCCTTCTCGTTCGGACCCAAAGGACGCTTCGCCAAATCAATGCCGATATAGTATCTGTGTGGATTATTCTCCCACTTCTTCAATACATCGACAAATTCAGCGGCTACGTCAATGCTCTTATTCTCGCATGGACCACACTCAAGGAAACTACGAATCCATGAATCGGGATCGGGAGTGAAAGAAGGAATAATACGCTTGATAAATTTATCAAACTTCAAGTCAGAATACTCCTTCTCGCTCTGAATCTGACACTCTAAAACAGTCAGCTTCAATGTAACATTAGAGACTCCTATAAAAGTACCGTCAGGCAACTTAACCTCTACATAGTACTTCGTCTCTTCACTTGTAGTCTCAACACTACCAGTTATCTTGCCTACAAGACCGCCAGTACCAATCTTGAAGGAACAACCGCCAGTAGACACCAATAACCCAGGTGCCTTAAAACGCACTGATTCGCCAATACCATACTTGGCCATTACTTAGCGAATACAGAACAACAGATAGACAATAATGAACGATAAGGACGATTTGAAGGATAATACCGGGAACTAAGCCCCTCTCGCTATATATTCCTATCTTAACATAACTAAACCCGATGCAAAAATACACAAAATCTTTCATATCATACATTTTTATTCACAAAACCCCATAAATATTAGGATTTTTTAATGAATGATATTTCCTGATGACAAATTTATACCACATTTTTATGAACGAAATCGTGACATCATCAAAAATGTAAAAATTTCGGTATCGTACATGCTCAGAATTGTTAAAAGGAGCTGAAAAAATAGGGAAAAAATTTTTTTGAGGTGACTGGGGCGCAAATCTCGTGCCAAAATAGGGGGTGGTGGGGTGTTAAAGGTTTATTAACATAATATCTAAATATTCATTAAAATTAAGTGTCCTGCCCTTTATTTAAACAAGTTTAACACGATATCCGATATTATACCCA